TTTTCAATTGCAAAACCCCCTTTTAAGCACCCAAGTAAAAATTCATTAGGGTTATTTATTTTGTTTAGGTCACAAAACATTTCTATTTCTTTTAATAAATCTTTGGGGATACTAGAAATTGGTGAGTTTTTCTTTTCCATTCTCAATGTCAGTTATATCTTTTATTTTAAAATTTAAATAGGGTGAGGAGTTATTTACTTCAATAAATTTATATTCATCTTCTTTAACGTCATAAATTCCATATCCGTGTTTACGTACGTTTTCCCCGAAATTTTGTTGGATTAAAGACCCAACCATATATGCTTTTTTACCATTAGGGATATCCAACACTTGGTGTTTGTGTATATCACCCGCTAGTACTAAGTCACAACCTCTAAATTCGTTAGTGTTATAACCATCATCAAAAGCAAATCCCATATCAGTTACTAATCCTTGTATGGGTCCATGAAATAAACCTATATTTACTTTATCTGGGTCTGGATTAAAATCAGGTCTTTTGTTGTGGTCCATAAGGGAGTATATAATCCAATTTACATTCTCATCTTCTTCTACCCCTGGTGACTTAAAATACATAATATCTGGATTATCCATAGTGTTAATGATAGGTGAAATCGCATCTACCCTATCTAAATTATTTTCAAGAAAATCGTGATTACCTATTAATATTATCGTGGGGCATATCACACTACACTGAGAAAGGACCCAAGTGACCATATTAATTAACTCTGGAGTCATTTGATTTTTAGAATGTACCAGGTCACCTGTAAAAACTATTCTGTCGGGTTTTAACTCTGCCCACTCTTTAAAACACCTAAATAATATCTCTTGATACTGTTGGTGGTCTTTATATAGTTTTATATGTAAATCAGAAAAATGTATTATTTTTTCAATCATAATTTTTTATTAAATTCTTCTATTAATGATACAACTTCTTCTCTATAATCTCTACACTTTATAGGTTCGTATTTTTCATTATTTTCGTTAAACCACACTATATAGGAGTCTCCTAGTTTCAAATTAGTATTTTTTTCTATCAAGTACTTGTATAAAGATAATTGTAATGAATATGTATTAAATTCACAAACATCTAAATGTGATATCGGGTCTTTAAATTGTTGCCATCGGTTATTTCTTTTAATCTCTTTATTAGTTTTCCAATCCCAAATCTGTAATTCATCCGCTTTATTATTCCAAAATAACTGGTCAACCATTCCACATATTTTAAATCCTTCGTCTCCAACAATAACCTCTGACTTAATAGGTATAAGTTTTCCGTAAGAATCGTCATAAAACTTATGGAACATATCTCTAATTTTATCAAAATCTTTTTTAACATCTTCTTCCCCTTCTCCTAATAATTTTTTAATTCTTGTATTATCGTAAGGGAATATTTTGTTGTTTAGGTAGTTCTCCGCATATTCATGAAATAAAGTACCTTTTTCACAGGAATAATCAGCTTTGTATTTCCATTCAGCTAGAATTTCATCTTTACCTATACCTCTTTCTTTTGCTTTTTTTTCTGACCAATAATCACTGTCAAATTTTTGTTTAAACATTCCTATGACTCTTGTCACAGAATTCATTTCCTCACCATCTATATAATATTTGTGTGGTTCGTCAAAATATTTTATATTGTTAAACACACTTAATTCTACACTTATATCCATATCATTTATGTAATTCTAATATATTTTCTTTTTTTATTTCCCCTTTTAAATCGGCAATATCTTTACCATAAGGTAATTTAACAACTTTAATCCTACCACGTAATTTACCACCATTTATTTTTTCATACAATCTAACAGAATCTTCCCACGCGTCACCATCTAAACAAATTATGATATCTTTTTTACATTCTTCGTATAACCGTTGCCATAAATTATCACTAATGACTTTACCTAACAAAGGTATACTATTAGGTAAAAAAAACATATCAAACACACCCTCTACTAAATAAACATCTTCATTCCAATCTAGGTGAGGTTCATTAAATATTATTTCACTTTTTTGTTGTTCGGGATTTTTATATTTTAATTTAGTATTAACATAACTTCTAGCTATAAAAAATTGTAAATCTCCATTTACATTATAAGATGGTACTATTAGACGAAATTTATATTCACCTTCAGTGGTAAATCCTATTTCATATTTCTCTACGATATCTCTATTTATATTTCTTTTTTTAAGATAACTCCACGCTTGTCTCGCATTTAAATCGTATTCAGAACAATCTATTAGTTTAGTGTACCCATAAGGTAGTTTAATATCTTTATTATATTTTTTATTAGTATATTCAAATTCGTCTGGATTAACTAACTGAAAATTTTTGAATTGTGTTGGGTTTCCCCATTTTTTGACTAACTTACCCACTCTACCTTTAGTGTAGTGAGTTTCTGAACATGCCCAACATTTGTAGACACCCATTTTATAATTTACCTCTAAATTACCTTTTCCGTCCCCACAATCTAAACCTTTAAGGTCATAGGAACATACAGGACAATCAAAAGCAATTTGGCCTTTTCCTGGATGATGTCTATAAGAATCACCTAGAATATCCTCTAAAATTTCAATAATAAGATTGTGGTCTTCCATCCCCTAAGTATAAGAAGTTAATGGGGAAATGTCAATTACCAAATAGATTCTTGTTTCATCAAACCCCTAACACATGTATAAGCGTCAGACATATCGTAACATTCTTTTTTTAATTTACCTGTCCTACCTAACGGCCAAACAATGTGAGGTTCTAATATTTTTACTTGTTCCCATACTAAATGTTTTTTATCACATCCTTTGGGTTCTCCTCCAAATAAAACTTTTTTTCCTTTATCATTATAATTGTATAAAGACTCATGTGCAAATTTTCTAGAATTATATGTTGAGATGAATTGTGGCACTACACCTAATGTATCGTATACAGTTTTAACTATCATAGAGTTATATCTCAATAAGCTACCAACTGTATAAATATTATTAGAAGTTAGTAAGGGTTCTTCAATTATTACTTTAACAATTCCCAAATCTTTAACTCCTTTTAGTTTTTCTTCAAAAGCACTAGCTTTTTTAAGATGTTCTTCTGTTTTGTCTTCAGGTCTAGGAGTAACTCTAGGTGAAAAATGTGTTAACTCTAATAACTTTTTAGATTTAATTCCAAATAAAGCCCAACCTATAGTTTTAGTTGATATGTCTAATCCCAATACTTTGGGTTCATTTTTTAATTCCATTAAAATTTAAATTTAAGATTAAAATACGTTGGGGAACTTCTATATTTCTCTACTGGTCTATCAGGTTTAGCTATTGCCAACATATTTCCACTAGAATCATACAACCCGACTTCACTAATGTAAACAGGTTTATTAACACTATCTAAATTATATTCACCAGCAGCATTAACCGTTGGATTTAAATCTGCTGCTGTTGGGTTTTTAGTAAAATAAAATTCGTCACTTTCTGCTCTACACATAACATTTAAACACCATTGTTTTTCAAAACTATAAAAAGTCACTGAAGAATCACTGGCAAAACTTACTTGGGTTAGAGCACTGTATGTGTAAGCACTACCTGCCGTTGAAGCAGACCAATTTATACTTTGTGTTACTCCAGTATTTGTTAACACTATAAAACCTTTATCTAAGTAACATATCCCTATAGGTTCGTCTAATCCTGTAGTTGCTCCAGAAGATGATTGTGCAGCTACTTTAGTATTAGAAAAACTAAAATCAGTTGTACCATCAGGATAACCAGCAGGTGGATTAGAAGTCGTAAATCCATTAGACCAACTACCTCCATTAACTGGGGCACCGAACTGGTCCGAGAATAAGAAAGATACGTTAGTACTAGGTGTTTCAACATCAGGTACAGTACCTAAATTCAAAGCTGAAGTATGTCCAAAATATTCAGCTTCTACGCTAGGGTCACTAGAAGCATTATAAGATGAATAATATGAACTATAACAATCAAAAGTTCCACCCGTAACGTGTGGTAAAGTTAATTTGATAGTTCTACCATCTATTAGTTCACCATATGAATTTTTAGGTATCTCTATTACTACAACATCACTATCATTTTCTAAATCTTGTAATGCGTTACTACTCCACTCTATATCCCAAGAATTTACAATAAAATTAGCTGCTGGTAAATTAAATGAGGAATATAGATTTGAATATGGTCTTCCGTTATTTGGGTTACGTTGAGCAACAGTAAATAATAAATTACTGTTGGTAACTTCGTTATACCCGTTAAATGCGGGATTTAATGTACCAAAGGGTACTATTTCACTTTCTACTGTCTTATCTGGTCCTAAAATTGGTTTGAAATCCATTTTGTTTTATTTTTATGTTTAATATCCTGTGCTACCTCCACCCATTAAAGTACTAGGAGCTTGTCTTGTGGTACTAGAACTTTGTAAAGGAGTTAAAGAATTTTTAGTTTTATTATATGTTAGAAATTGTAAATCTGGATAATCAAACTTTGAAAAAGCTCTAGCGTCTGTTATTCCATTCTGAGTAGTTTCATAATTAATAGCCTTAGGACTATATGTTACCCAAGTTACTCCGCCACCACTAGGTAACTCATCTAAAGGTTTGTTAATTACAGAAATATAATAAGTCTTAACTAAGTTACTCGCACTTTTTTCACCCGCTGTGTGGTTATTTTGAGGAGCCGATTTAGCTTCAATACTATTAGAGTTATCAGTATAGGATGTGCCTGCACCGTATTTGGGTGGTGTCACTCCACCGAAAGTGTTACCAAATTTAGATTTAAAATCGTTAACTAAATCTATTTTATCAATATTTTGAATTGCCATTATGTTGCTATGTTTTTAATAAATGTTTCTACTCCAGTACTGGACGTTTTATTATCTAATGGATTAGTAGTAAATCCAGCTGAACCATCACCGTAAAATTTATTAGTAGGTTTATCTGAATCCCAAACCAATATTTGTGCTTTATTTTGTCCTGTAGCTGTAACGTATGTATAATTTTCAAATAGTGAACTTAAGTTTAAATTTAAATTCAATGTAATATTAGCAGATTTAACGTCTGTTCTAGAAGCATGACATACTTGAAAAGTTAATGGTAAATTGTAATTAGCACTTAAACCGCTTCCAGTTTTACTTACAACATTACTAGTTAATGGGTCTACAGTAAGAGCTTCAAAGAAATTAATTATCTCTTGTATTAACCAAGCTAAACCAGTCTGTGGTTCTCTTAATTCACCCGCTGGTCTTACTGGCGTAAATGTTTTATCAAAAGTTCTTCCATCATCTCTAATTGTAGCTAATGCAGTTCCACTCATAAACTGAGACCAAGTGGATAATGGTGCTGTACCTTGTGTCAAGTTACTACCCACAGCATTACCTGTTTCAGAAACGAAATTAGTGGTATCATTACTATTTATTTGAGTTGTTGATAATGTCATGTACCCATTGGTTTTAGGATTGTTAATAAACTCCGCTCTAGCCATAGGTATCAATGATTCTAATTTGGAACCTTTACCCTCTTTGAGTTGGGAGGAAAAACTAGAATTTTGAATGTCTATCTGATTATACATTCCACCAACTTCATTATAAAAACCGTACTCTTGGTAATAAGGTACATTTTCAATTAATGAACCTACCATGTATCCGAAATCCACCACTGGCCACAAACTTATTGTTCCTTTACCAGCTCCAGGATAAGTTCTTCCAGTATCGTCAACATATGTATTATTAGCAAAAGTAAATGGAGAGACTACTTTATTAGCTTTTCTTTTTAAACCTCTAGTGACTCCTTCGTCGGTAACTTCTTTATTTTCTGAAGTAACATAAGCACCCCCAAAAATATGTGGGAAAATTCTTGCTGTATCACCAACTAGTTTTATTTGAGTAGGTGCACCATTATAAGAGTTTTTTTCTTTTACAAATAAATTATCAAATATTTTAATACCTACTGTTTTACCTTGTGCTTCTAGTTTTTCAAAAAATCCTGGAATATTTAAAGAAACTGCTTTTCCATTATTATCAGTTATACTATTAAAATAGTCTGTAAATGTGGTTTGTACCAAGTCCGTCCAATTGTGGTGACGTATGTTATCGAAAGCTGAAACTCTAAACAGAGTTAATATATCGTGCAAGTAAATATTAGATGTTAGATTAGTTGTCCAATCTTCGTCTCCACTTCCTGGATTTGTATAACCTATATACATCTGTGCACTATCTTTTTGTGATTTTAATACTTGTCCACCACCTTCTACCCAGGTAATTTTATCCCTTAACTCATACCCATCATTAACACCAAAAATACAATTTAAGTGACTACCAGTCACATCAGGTACAAAACCTGATGGTAAATTTTGTCCATTTCTATAATCTTTATCTACATCACTTAAAGCAAACTGTGTAATTTGGTCTGCCAAACTTCCTTGTAGGAGGAATTTTCTCCCTCTTGCGGTCATGTGGAGGTCAATGTATGTAGTAGTTGCACTTGTTATATATCCCATTTTTAGTTTGTTGTTATTATATAATTATCTTAATTTTTATTTCTTGAATGTAAACCATTAAGACTTTATATTTATGCGGTATCCCGCCTCTGTTCCTGTTATTCCGAATCTTTTAGTTTTCTTCAATACCTTACCTAAATATTTGTAAGCCATGGTCACACAAAACTCGTAACTAGTTTCTCCTCTATATTCACTTTTATAATTTAAAGCGTTTTTACTATTTTCGTCCCAATAACCTTTTAAGAATGATATGTTAACACCTTTGTAAGACCTTTTATTCTCCTTAATTAAGGAATAAGAAGGACTTTTACACGCTTGTGTCATTTTAGGGTTTCTTTGAGTTATAACGTACCCTGGTGTTAGTACCCAATAAAATTCCACACCATCACCCTCTTCTAATATTTTACTGCCGTACTGAGAGGTACTAGTAAATTTAACGTCCCAATTAACTTTACCATCATCTTCTAAGAATTGATTTAATGTAATATTAAAATCTATACTATATTTAGATGAATATTCACCAGAAATTGATTTTGTATTTAATGGTGGTTCGGTAGTTTTAACATTCCTATCAAACTGTGTACTTCTTCTACTTAGTGGTGGGGATGGTCTAGGAACTACCTCACCTGGACTACTAAAGTCAGGTAATCTTTCTGGTCGTACAATAGAACCGTTTGCATTTATACTACCACCAGGTCTTGAAGTAGGTTCTCTTTCAGGTAAAGGTCCACATATACCGTATATTGGGTCATCAGGTTCTGGTGGGTCACCTTCACAACATTTGGGGTCATACGTACCATCTGGACATAAACAACCCTCATCATCATCGTCTATTACAATAATAGGGCCTTGTTTATTTATAAAAACCGCAGGTAAACATTGACATTCTGTACACGCTGTAGTTGTTACAGTTATAAAATAACTAGAACCTGTCACAAAACTATCTAAGTCGGATTGGAAGGTCCCTCCACTAAATATGTCAGCTACGTTACAAGGTAATGATGAACAACCTACGGTTGGATTAAATTGCCATCCCCAGTTCCTCAATCCTTTAACTGGACCACCTAGTGGACTAATTGCATCTAGAGGTCCAAATTGAGAAGAATCAAATGGTTCCCAATCCAAATTACTATTGTAGTTCATTTGACTAACCCCGTTGGGGTTATATGTTATAGGAGTTAATCCACTATAAGCGTTGGTAATAGTACAAGCGGATAATGTTCCACCCCTAGCTACAACTGTAGGGTTGTCTTGAAATTCATTTAGTGGTACAACATCACCATATAAAGCACCATATAAGTGAAGTGGGAAAACCATTCTAGCACTATTGGTATCCTCAACTGGGTCATCTAAAGGAACTACTGGATACACAAATCCTTGAAAATTTTCATATAACCCATGAGTCTTTAAGAAAAGGTCTTGTGAGTATTTCCAATCTAGAGTTGGTTGTTGTTGTCTTGCTTGAATTTGACTACCTGGAAGGTATATACCCCAGTTATCAGTTAGGGTTGGTGGTTCACCTATATCAAGCCTACCATGATATCCTGTATAGTCCAATACCTGCCAATTTGGGGATGCTTCCCCATCAGGGTCCCCTAATGTAGCTGAAACAAAATTTCCAGGGATACCATCCGTACCATTATAAAAATTTTTTCTACCTAATGGTAATACCCCCGCACTTCTTGGGTTTACTCCTCCAGCGGGGTCTTGGTCTTGTCCTCCTGCAGTTTCGTCGAATACATCCACTACCAACACATTACGGTCCATACCTCTATATTTAACACAGTCCGCTACACTTTCCCGTAACATTAAATCCATAGTTCCTCCACTAACACCCGTTCTACTAACCGAGGTGTAAGTGGTTTGTTTATTAATAAATTTATAAATAAAACCGTTGGTTATAGTATTATCAAATGGATTACATTCTTGACACGCAAATAAACCTGGTCCCCTATAATCCAAATCAGGATAATTAGAAGGACAACAATTATCTTCACAAGCATTTAGTACTAGATTTCCAAATAAAGTAAAACTAGTACCTTCCTGAGGCATACCAGTAGGTGTGGTAATAATAAAATCGTTGGGTGTATATGCACTAAAAATAGTACCTGTAAAAGCAGTTGTAGCAAATACAAAATTTACCCCATCTGTTGTTGTAAAAGGAATAGATTCAACAGTTCCTCCATCAGTTTCGTTATAATCATAGTGAGGAGACTTTGGGTTTACTAGTGTACATCCAGTAGTCCAGAATTCGGCTCTCCCACCAGTACCTGTGGAAATTGCGTTTGGTGGTAAAACATTAAATCCGGTCCAATCACCTGGAAGAGGAAGTCCACTAACACTGCCATCAGAGTTTTGTAAATATAATCCAGTAACTGGGTCAGGATAAACTGGAACTGTTGTTGGGATGTCAGTACTGGTATCTATTGTAGTGGGCCCTGAAACATCTCCTAAAAAGGTAGAACTATTACCGGCACAAGGTGCTCCAACATAACCGTTACCACACGGTGTCCAATCCCAAGTATCTAACTTACCATTCCATGGGTACCAACTAGTATTTACCCATCTTTCACCAAAGACAGCTATATGAAATAATTTACCAATGTAATTAGGTGTGGTGGCAGTTAAAGTATTGAACCAAGAGTTTAAACCTATTTTAGCGGCAGTTGCATTAGCTATAGATACTGATGTAACGTCATAAAAAGCATAAATATTGGTACACGCTCTAATTCCTTGAGTTTGTCCTGTATCACTATAACAATTCTCAATTATTCGTCCCCTATCTCCTCTAACATCAGGCATGTCATACCAACAATCTCCAGAAAGAGGTGCACAATTAGTTCCATAACATGACCTACAAGGATTATTATTACTTAAATTATCAAACCAAACTGGACCTCCACTATTATTACTTAAGGACTGCGTTGTACCATAAGGTAATAAACTACCGTCTGGTATAGGAGATATCCCATCTACCCACACATTACTTGTTCTTCGGTAATCATAATCTCTATCATCTAAAGAAAATTGTGTAATTAAGTCAAATAATCCTAAACCATTTTCTTTAAGCATTAACTCCTTTCCTTTGTCCGTGAGGAAAAGTTCAAGAGTCTTGATTTTATCTAAATTACCTAAATATCCCATCTAGTAATTATTAAAAGTCAATTTTTATCTGAAATGTCTGTGCCCCCAGTCTTTTGGTTGGGTTTTTAAGTTTTGCTATTGCCATTAAATCATTTGTATTGTCATATAATCCTATTTCAGTTATCCTAACTAAATTATTACTATCCCAACTAGGATTAAGTGAAGTATTAAATTGTCCAGGAGCTAAGGTAACCCCATATCTCATTTCATATATAGTAGCCATAATATCTGTATTTAAATTACCATAAAAGAAATACTCATCACCAAACTGTAAATTATTGGGTTCTTGCTCATTATTTAATGATATATTAATGTAATCATGTAAATTATATGTTGTAGCACTTAATAACGTGTCACATGTCAACGTAAATGTACTAGTAGTTAATCCACTCGCCTGAATAGGTTGTCCCACTGTGTGACCATTTATTTCTGAAGTCATGTCTATTTTTTGCCATAAAGTAGGGTCTGGTGCAGCTCCATTAGCTGTTTTTTGGTAGAGTACTGAAAATTTATCTATTTGTACTCCAGACCCAGAATATGGTACACATAGTGTGTTATCGTATGGTCTGATATAAGGGAATTCTTTACCGAATTGTATCTGTACATCTTGTGCTCCCGTGCTGGTGTCCCCAACAATTGAGGGGTAGTAATTACAATGTAACCCTGTTGTGTAACCGGAAGTACTTTCTAATAAGTAACTTACCCAAACTTTTTCACTATTAGGGATAGTAATACCATTATTATTGAAGAATCCGTCAGTACAAGTAGCTGGTGATGGACATGCACAAGTACCTTCAGGTAAAAGTTCTAACTTAGGCATTGGTAGTGTCCAGTTTCTGTTAGATTTATAGCTCATCGCAGCTATTAGTTCTTGGTCATCTATAGTTATTATTTGTAAGTCTGGAAAAACTTTACCCACTCTGTTAGGTACTGATGTACTTCCAGATGTAGAAGCTAAATTGTCGTCCCATAAATGATAGTATCTTAAACCTGGTTCGTTCATATCGCTGTTAAGGTTAGAGGCAATATATTGTACTTGTGCTACATTATCATAACCTGGAGGTTTAACATAAAAAGTTTGTCCTATAACACATTCATCACCAAGACCAGTTCCAGTCCCGTTTGAATAGTTACCAGCTTTTTTCTTATGCCACATTAAAGTTGGCATTTCTATTTTAAAGTTTTGCATTTCACCCACACCATTAGCACCCCCTTGACCTGTTTCCATTAAGGCAAATTTTTCACCATAAAAATTAGAAATTGTGAGATTACTATAATGAAGTATAGCTACACATCTCTGGTCTTCTGGTACAATAGTTCTTATTCTACCAAACGAATCTCTAACAAAAGTTCCAGAATATTCAGGAGAATAACCTGGTACTGGAATAGACCCATAGTAATCTTCTACATTAGTACTATCAAACTGACCTTCATAGTTATTATAACCTAAATATTCTTTACTACTACAATACCCACTTGAGCCATATCCATTAACATCTTCATATGATGACTGTGTTCCAGCTACAGTAGCCCAGTTTAATGTACTATCATAATACTGAGTCCAATTTATATTCATGTTCCAAACATCCACATCAGCTACTGAAACGTCACAATTATTATCAAAAGATAGTGAACCTGGGGACCAATATGGTATCGGTGTGTCTTGCCCGTAAAAATTAAGCATGTCCCCATGTGGGTAAACGGTTACGTGAGCACATAATCCATTATCAGTAAACATACTAAAGTCTGGTATATCTCTATCCAAATGAACTATTATTTCAGTATTTCCTGTATTTGCACTTGTAACTATAGTACCCCCAGTTAAATCCGTAGTTGCCGCAACAACATTGTAAAACAAATAAGGACTTGGATTGTTTAATGGCACACTTAAAGTATTATTACCACATGGAGGTGTTTGACTTTGATAAGGCCCATTATATTGAACCATTATTATATCACCTACAGTGGGGGTATAATTAATTGAATTACAAGTTCCACTCATTAGGTACATTAAACTACTACCTGTTAATCCACTGAAAGGTGCACACCAATTAGATGAGTAAACGTAAGAAGAGTTAGTAATTGCGGAAAATCCATTAGTGGTATCTCCCGTAAAAAATCCACGGGTCCTGGCAGTATTGTATACTGTGTGTTCTGTAGGGTTAGGTTGTACTACCCCATAAGTTTGTCCAGAATTAACATCTGACAAAGGAATAGGGTACATAACATTCATTTTATTTAATTCATACGAAACGTTAGAAATATTCTGTGCGTTCCATTTTGGTTCTGTTACAAATACTCCATTAGATTTAGACAAAACATCATTATAACAATTATAACAAAATTCACTATCACCTAATTGAAATTGGGTTACTGAAAGTTGCCCTTGAGAAAGTTTTTTCCTTCCCGCGTCTGTCAATCGAACACTTATAAGACCACTACTGGGTTTTTTTAATATATAACTCATCTTTTAGTTTATTTTATAAATATTAATACTGGAACTTTTAATTTACAATCCAGTGTTTCTTATTTTTATTTTAATTTTATTATGTGACACCATAAAATATTGATGCTGGTATTTTAAATTTATAGGATGGTGACGTGTCAGAATTACTAACTTCATCTCCGTTTATTAATGTATACTTAACAGTCCTAATTACACTATATGAATAATCTCCTGGTTCTGGTACCGTAATTGTAAATACTTTACGTAAAGAACCAAATTGCTCTAAGTCACATATTTGTGTTTCTGTGTAAACAATAGTCCCTTCACTATCCCTTACTAGTAACATCAATTCATCCGTATAGCCATACTGACTAGTAAGTCCAACCACAACATTAGGATTTTTAACTCCTGAAGTACCTTGTAATGTAAGTTTAGTAAAGTAAAATTGTGATATTACATCATTTTCTTGTAAACCTGTAGGGTATACGATACCAGTAAATTGTACAGTATCACTACTAATTAATTTAAAATCACTATCTTGTGTGAGAATACTCCCATTTAAAACCAACCCTATATCACCTATTGGGTCATAAGTCATTTTAAAATAATAATAATACCCATCTGTATATAAAGTGTTTCCACTAACAGAAGTATCCGCACTTAGGTTGGGAACTACTGAGGGTACAATGTAGTTATCAAAATAGTATGACTTTTCAAAGGTACCTGGCACATATATGACGTTTATTAAATCTTCTGGTTGTAGGGTATCACTTTGAAATGTTATGACTTGTGTACCATTAAAGTAATAATCTCCATTATCGTCAAAATCTTCGTCTTGGGACGCGAATAAAGTTAAACCATTTAATGTAACTTGTGGTGTTCCTCCCGCTGGAAAATTTAAAACAACATTATACGGGCTTCCTGAAACTAATAAAGGCATTGTAGTACTGCCACTAGTATATGCTGACATTACTACATGTTGTTCAGTTAATAATCTACCACATTCATTAGGTTTACCATATTCAATATCTGAAGTATCCAAATTTAATTCTTCTACTTTTGGTGTTGTAATAAAATAAAAATCTGTTTCAGCGTCATATAACCCATACTGTCTAGCTATTTGTGTGCCATCTTCATCCCAAGAAAAACTTCCTGTGGAATCAAAACCACCCCTTAATAACAAATCTGGATTATTTTCAAAAGTATCGTACCACCTTTCAGATTCTGTATAACCACTAGTATATCCACTAACTGGTGGTATTGCCCCACAACTATTAGTTTTTAAATTATCTAATTTATTTTTAAAAATATAATTAGGTTTAACTAAAAATTCTGAATTAGTTAACGTCCCTTTAAAATTCACACAATCAGTAACTTGCAATCCCTCACCTATAACTTGATTACTGTTATCCATTATATATTTTACATTTTTAGAATTATCAAAAATTCTTAAATTAGTGGCCTGAGGTAAAAATCTTTTATTTTCTGGTGAATAAGGATGTATTGAATAGTAGGGTATCATATTACCATCTATAAGGTTGGTGCTGTTTTTATCCCATCTAAAAGTTAATTCAATACAAGGGTCTATCAATTCCTCATCAACACCTTCTGGTTGAGCTATGTAATCTTTATCAGTATAAATTTTATAAGTTGATGTATCAGCACTTATTTTTGTACCACCAGTAAAACTAGCTAAAGGTATTTCTGTTGTCTGCATTAAAACACTAGGTTTAGGTTGTACTTTAGGTACCGTAGGTTTACCTACTTCTGCACCCCCACCTATAGACGAGTAAAATTCTAACTCTGTATTTAAAGACATTTGTACTCCTTGTAATGCAGAGTTATACAAAGGAAACAGTTGTGTTTGACTACCACCAAAATTAGTCATTGTTGAAATAAAATTAGACTGGGTACCCGTAAACCCTATGTTATACATAGAAGTTTGTCTTTGAGATTGTTGTATATATCCTATTTGTTGTGACCCTAGGTATTTATATAGTCCATCTTCTGGTACATAATAAACATCTTTAGCTGATAAACTTTCTCCTTCCCAAGTATTTTTATCTAGTAAATTAAAGTTTATTTCATAATCTGGATTAAATGGTAACTGGGTACCTACAACAGTAGATTTAGCTAAGTCAGTCATTTGTATCCTAAATTGTTCACCTAGTGGTCCTTTTCTTTCTATCTTGATAAATGTAGTACCTTGATTAGCATAATTTCCATTAGCGAAAGGAGAGTTAGCTCTAGGTCGTGTTAATACAGTAGCGGTGTACCCAGTAATATCAGTAGAGGAACACCCAACAATAGTATCTTCACCACAATTAACTACTTTTCTATTAGGGTCTACCCAAGCAAAAGCAGAGTTGCGACCACCATTATTATATACAGCAACACTGTTTTCATCATTAACATTATTAAATTGTAAAGTTAGAATTTGTGGAGAATTAACTGGCCCATACTCACCTAATGTATCTACAAATTTTGCTAATATTACCCCTATTGTATCATCATCTGTATTATAGGACCCTATAGAAAACTGATGAGTGTAATTAAGATAAGAACATTCACTATAGGTATAACTCATGTAGTTGGTGTTACCATCTAAAACAAATAAAGAATTACTTGTAGAGGTCAAATCAACCCATTCACAACAATCATTAGTTGTTCCAGTAACGGTATACCCAACTTCATTGATGACTGTTGCATTATTAGTTTTATAATAAGTAAAACCAGTTAATAGGTCATTAGCTATGGGTGAATATGTGTTCCCTCTATCCCCAAAAGCGTGAACAGTGGACCAAGAATCTGGAGTAACACTTATCCCTTGTACCCTAATAACAAACTTATTAATAGCTGTATTAAAATAAAACTTACCTATGTCCCCTACAGCTGTAAGTCCCGGAGGTCCAGATTGTTGACCGTCTAACATGGGATAATATAAAGCACCTAAATACCAATCTATATTATTATCCGTTTTCCTGTCTGCTGTCGCTCCAGTAAATAACCAAACATAAGGATTATCAGTTTCTATACTACCATCAGGTTTTAAACCAGTTTCGAAAAATATAGTGTCTGTTGTGGGAAAAAAGGCATTCGGCCCATATCCATTCCCAAATGCAATAGTAAAATCGTTATTTAGGTTCATTTTGTAAAACTCATCTAAAATATTTACAGCAGAAAGACCAGTGTATGTATTAATCACTTGTCCATAATTTTCTGAATTTAAACTATATCCGTCTAAACAACATGGATTTGAGGGTACTGTACTATTATAGTCCACACTAATTCCATCATAGGCAGTCAAAGTATAATTTCCAGGCTCTAAATTTACAAAATCATATATTTCATTGCCAGTAGTTCCTTTATATGTTTCATGTAAATTACCATCTCTATATAAGTTATAAGTAAAATTGGTTTGTTCATGATTAAAACTATGAACTCTAATTTTACAGTACTCGTTAATATTACTTAAACAACTACCGTCAATAGTTGATGCAGAAAAGGTACCCGCACTTAAATTTAATATTTCTATATATTCTGTATTTGTTAGGGAGTTAATATCTCTGGTAGTGGCGGTATAAACTCCAGCACATAAATTAGTTAAGTTAAGGCTATTACCTGTAAATGAATCTGGTCCTATCCAAGTTATAGTGTAAGGTGGTGTCCCACCAGTTATACCCACATTAGTTATAGAACCATTACAATTATTTAAAATGGAACTCACCTGATTTGTTTTATCAAAATTATAGATATACGGATTTGTGGGTGGGCTTGTGGTAGTTAAACTAAAATTACTTACGAACGGCATTTTCTATTTTTTAAAATCTTATTACTCCTGGAGGTTTCCCTTCAGTTATTATTAATGGTCTAGTACTAATATTAGTATCCCTATATAATCCATCTATCCATTGTGCTGGAGTCTTACCTTTACACCCATAATATTCAGTACCATTGTAGTCAGTAGCACAACACCATTTAGAACAAGGATAATTACTAGTTTTAGGAACTTCTAAATAAGTATTTTTACCACATTTACAATATTCTCCTCTACTAGGTGTAGGTGTAGGAGTGTCTTTATCGTACACACCACTTTCTACTATTATTACCTTATCTCTAATTATAGTATGATTTTCTCTAAAATCTATAGTTCTATCTTCTAAAGGTCTTGAAGAAATATAGGATATGGTGCCTCTATCTAATAGAGTTTTACTTTCGTTATTTGGTTCTTTTATACTTTCAGTTGTAACATTAGGTTCTAGAGTATTAATTATGTCAAAACTTTTATCAGTACCTTTTACACCTACTGTTGATTGTACTACAAAAGTGTGAGATGAGTCATCCAAACTTATGCTTTCAACTTCATTATTAAAATTAACTGGTATATTCCATTTTACTTCACTACCTTTATCAATGTTTAAAAGTTTAACATCGTTTATCCTATAGTCAGTAATTCTGCCTTCTTCAATAGCTTTTACCCAGTTGTTTGTTTTTTCAGTTGTGGGAATTAATTTTAAAGGTCCTTTGTAATTTTTATCTGTAGGTATATCTAAATAAGTTAAATTATTTAAATTATTTTTATTAACTTTAGGAACCAGATAGTTTGTTTCTTCTTCTATAGAATTTAAAAGAATTAATTTACCTTTTTTATCATTAGGTGACGGTGGAACATTTTTTCCATTTATAAATGATTCAGTTAATACACTATCTTCGTTTGGTTGCCAATACAAATAATTGTTAGATGTGGTCACATTACATTCTTTGTTAATTACTCTAAACCATGGTCTAGATTCTGGGTTTGTGGTATAATTACTACCTAATGTTAAATTAACACTAGTTCCTGTGGTAGAACCAGTAAAAGCTTTAGTTGTAGAATCCCAATTTATTTCTACCTTTAACCTTATTTCATCACCTTTATCTAAAGTCACACAACCAGTATCGATGTAAAAATCACATTCTTTGGTAAATATTGCAGTTGTACCTGTAGTACCTGTACATTGATACAAATCTGTAAATTTATCAGAGTCGTTATATGGTAAAATTAAAGTTTCATTCGCACTAGGTGTTATGGTTGAGTTACTCGCTACTGTATATTTACCTAAAGTTGTAGCTGATGTAGTACCTGAAATAATTCTTTGTATGTATACCGTAGTATTAAAATTACCAAACCCTTGATTAGGACTATAACCAAAAACCGGTGTTAGGTATCCATAGGGTTGTGTGTAATTATTAGCGATATTACCTTCTTGGTACTCTGCTGGTGCGGAAGCAAACCCACCATTATATAAAATACTAGAATTTATTAATTGTTTAAATTCATAATCATTATTAGGGAACGTATTTTCAGTTAAATTACGATACACATTTAAATATTCACACCACCCCTCATCAAAATATTCTAACTTTAAATGACTTTTATACTGTAATCGATAATTTTGAGTTTTAGGTATTTTATAATAAAAATATTCACCACCTTCACTTACTTCTTGTCTTGTTAGATTGAATAATACTGGTTCTCTTTCTACTAAAGGTAAGGGTATTGAAGGATGTAGTTGTCTATCGTCACCGATTAATCTGAATTCACCCATTATAGGGTCAGACATAGCTATATTAGAACCTAATGACATAGAAGAACCTTTCAAAGAAATGTCAAATACAAAATCTGGACTTATATTTTGTTCTTGGTTATCAGTGTAACCACTTAGGTTAGTATAACCAGAATAATTAGTATTTATACCACTTAAACTTATGGTGAGTCCACTACTCGTACTACCTGTTTGATTTCTTACATAATCCTCAAAACTACCTAATGTGGAAATTAAAAATTCAGTTTCTACATCACCTATGGGAACTAGTCCTGAAAGATATTGAGAATTCGCTACATTGGTAGTATATGTGGGTCCAATTTGGAACCCTTGAACTAATCCTCCACTGGTATATAAAATTTGTTTATTACTTAAATCTTTAATTTCACCAATACTATTAATTGCCCAATCTCTTAAATCAGTGTAAGTCACATATTTTCTAGGGGTTGGTTCATTTGGGTCATTAACTCTAATATCTAAACTTCTATTGTCTGTTGAGTTATAGAAACTAACATTATCCTCTCCTCTCGTATTCCTAGATGATGGGAGTTCTTCTTCATTAGGTAAGGTCAATACTCCATTACCTACTGATTTTTGTTTAATGTCTTGAGAAAATCTAGATTTATTTTCATTACTTACAAATTCTATGATGAGATTATTCTCACTACCTTTAGCTACTTTATCTAACCAACCTAATTTTATTCTTTTTCTATTATTTTCTACAAAAATTTCACTGGTAGGTCCGTTTGTGTTAGTAATTGTCACAGGACTATTATATTCTATATTTCTACTTTGTGTTAAAGGATTTGTATTACTTATTATATACATTTCACTATTACGTACTTCGTAATTTTTTAAGATATCCTTATTTACACCGGCTTCTTCCATAGCTTTTTCTACTGGTATATTAAAGGTATTACCTTTTGTTGTTAAATCTGCTATTCTTACAGGAACCCTATTACTAGATTCATTTTGGTTAACTAGTGGTGTTCTTGTATCTGTTCCACAACCCAGAGAAAATGGTACATCCCCATTAGTGTATAGTTGAGAATTTTCTATCATACTAGGGTTAAAGATTATGTCTTGGTATTCACTACCTTTACAGGACATTTTCATTTCCCAGTTATACCTATATGCGTTACTTCTTAGTAAATCTATAGGACCTTCAGTGGAACCTACAACATAAATTATTTCTCTTGTACTCATCGCACCATAGAGTCCTTGACCGTCCAAAGATTTCGGGTCAAGTGCCCAATAACGGTCAAATATATCATTATTTTCAGCATTATTAGTACCTGTACCATTATCTGTTAAATACGAACTATCTGGATACCTTCTAAGTTTAAAAAAGGACAATTGTTGTTGTGAATTTCTTCTACCTATTTGAACACATATTTCATTTAAGGAATTAAAAAATGACGAAAACGTTATATTTTGTGTTGATAATGAATTGCCAACTGATGGATTATCTACTATAGTGGGTGGCGTTGATTGTATTTGGTTAGTGGATGGTGGTATATACATAAATAACTTATCAATCATGTCTCTATCCCCACCAAGACCAAATCTTCCTGGTTGGTAATAAAATTCAACGATAGTGTTTTGGTCAATGTCGTAATTTACTTCTACATGACCATAACTAATCTCTTGTGGGTTAGTAGGTACCGGACCGATTCTATTATACACCCTAAAATAGTGAATTAACTTATCTGTTAAACAACATAAATTGATTCTAGCTTTTTTAAATGGATTTTTATTACTAGATATGGTACCTGGACCACTTATTTCACCTAAGTGGTCTTCGTTTTGAGCAAAATCTAAAACTTTCTGAGGAACTTGATTAGGTGGTATATCATAAAAATCCAAATTTAACATCATTGACTTAACATTTCCATCACCACAATCCAAACAACTGTTTGTTGGTTCCGTAGGTTCTTCTGGGTCACATGGGTCTACAATATCGTTAACTATTAATGATGGGACTCTATTTGGTCGGGAAAAGTGTTCTTTAGACGACTTACCCCCACTGGTTCTATTTTCACCTGAGGTCTCATCGTCACATAAACTCCAACACTTAGGTATACTTGGTTCTTCCCCACATAAGGATGGGATAAATAATGCTACGTCTCTACAAACTCCAAAATTATCAGTACGTACCCATTTTCTTTCTGTTATACCTTCCGATGGAATACCTGGACAACAAACCACATCACCTAGTTCAAATAAAGTACTAGACACATCAAATTCTCCGTAAGTTGCGTCACAAGCACATGGGTCCACCAATTCTTCACATGGATTGTACGTTGATACGAAACAGTCTTGTCCACCAACATTAAAAATACCGTCTTTGAATATTTCAGGGTTGGTAGTTATTGTAGTTCCAGTAACCTCTGGTGGTTCAATAACTTCATCAAAATTATCACAGTCTTCACCTTCAGTAAAATTATTTCCACCTAAAAATGGTATAGCGTCAATAGGTCCCAATAAAATCCATTCACTATCTACTGATGGTAGTCCAGTAAAAGAGTTATCGTTACCTTTCCATACGTACACATTACCTTGGGCATCTAATACCTTATCATTGTAATTGTAAGATATTGATGAGTCATATAGATTAACATCTATAAATTCGTCATTATAACAAATAGGTACACATATTTCACAAATATTAGAAGTTGTTGTGGCACTAGAACCTAAAAATTGAGCTAACTGAGATTGAAATATCCCGTTAGTGTAAAAATACGTAGGGTCAAATGTACCGAATGGGGGTTGTGAAGTACAGGTATTACTAAATGCTAAATCACTACACGTTAACCCACCACACATATTAGTTCCCGCATCATAACTTGCACCAAACCCAAAGTTTTCTAGACCAGGACCACTATACCCTGTGGATAAATTAGTAGCTGTAAGAGCAGTATACGGGTTAGAAAATGTAATTGCTGATAAAGTACCACCTAAAGCTGTGACAGTAGGATTCTCTACTAAGTCTGCTGGTAAAACAGTAGATGTAGATAAAGCACCATAAATATGTAAAGGGAATGTAAATGTGGTTTGTGGTACGGGTTTACCTGTAATTACAGGATATATAAACGCTTGAAAACTATTATAGTTATTAAATACATTTGAAAATTCCGTAAAGTCTGTTTGATACTCTGAGGTTGGCTGGGTAGTAATATAACTCCAGTCACTAATATCATTTTGTGGGGTACGGAAACCACAACTGTTGAAATCTTGGTCCGAGTGATATGATTTACGACTATCAGGAATTATGCCTATCATTAAAACGTCATCACTAACGTTAGGGTCTATAGTGTAATTAGAACCTCCACTACCTGGTGGTAATGTAAAATTATTAAAATATAAACCGGTACCTATAGTTATTGTGCCTCCACTTTTAGGTAAAGATGCCCAACTTAACCATCTATTATTTATAACAGGTAAATGGTATACATGTCCTGTGTAGGACGTACCTAAACTACTAACCCAATTATCTACAGCGACTTTAGCAGCATTAGTTTGAGCTAGACCTATTTCTTTATATAAGTAAAATACCCATATATCTTTATCTGGTGTAGGTGATACTTGATTAGTTTCTATATTTAAACAAATTTCCGTCTTAAATGTGTGGGGGTCAGAACCATTATTAAAATTCCATGCATCTTCACCATCAGGATATGTAGTACATCCAGGTTCAGTAGTTTTTATACATGAATCAGTACAGACATCATAGGTGTACCCAGAAGGACACGTATTAGTCTCAGTATTAAAGGTATTCCCTACTTCATTTATACTAGAAAAAATAGTATTAGCGGTGTAAGTATCTATACCAGCTTGGGTGGAGAAGATGTCAAAATCTGTATTGACCGTAAATGTACCCGCACTAAAAGGACCAATAATTTCACAACCAAATGAAGTAGGTCCAGTTGCAAATCCATTTGCTCCTTCCAATAATAACGTATTTTGACCAGCATTTAAAGTAACAGGCCATACCCACCAATACCTAAAATTGTTAGAACTAAGTCCTCCATTCCATGGGTTGTTAACTATTTGAACTCCGTTAAGAGTTGCTCGTATCTCATCATCCCCTGCAAGAGCAAATAAATATTCTCCTTCTTCTGCCACCTCTATACATCTAGAAAAACCAAAGAAGTCAGTACTTCCTATCATACTAGCACTATTTACCCCTACTTGATTTAACCTACCCCCTGTAGTGGTTCCATTAGCATCCCAAAAAGGATTAGAAACACCCCCAATAACATTAAAATTAGAAGCTGGTGCTCCAGTTCCACAAGTAGTATAACTACCTGGTATACAAAAACGTGCTCCTAATGAACTATAATTATTATTCCCACCAGCTTTATTAATAGTTTGACCTGAAGTTGTAGTACTTGCAGTGTAAGCTACACATAATTCACTTACAGTATCATATTCATACCCTGGAGGACAATCACAAACCTCTTGTCCAGTTCCACAAGGTCCCTGAATAACAACACAATTGGGTTGGTCTATCTGAATCCCCGTAGGTGTATTATTATCGTTAATTAAATAATATGTAAGATTATGGTTGGGGTCGGTTACATCCTGGGTGATACCACTTAATATACCTACCATATCATCTAACCAAACATTAGTACTCGGGATGTCATATAATGTAGTACTACTATAGTAAGTGTTACCTGTATAAACAGTGCCACCTAGAGTAATTTTATTTTGCCAAGTTGCTCCTGAAAATTCTAAACCACCACAATCTAAGAAAGCATTAACCAAAACATCATTAGTAATTGGGTAACAACAATTGACAAATGAACCAAAACAATCTAAATCTTCACACAATGGTTCATGTTTATAAGAGTATTTGTATCTATGAAAAATAGAATTTTCATATTTTACTCCACCTTGCCATATAGTGGTAGCTGGTATAAGTTGTTCTAATAACCTAATCCAATAGTCACCCATATTTTCCACATACTCAATCATTTTTTCATAAGTGTACTTATTACTTGGTATTCCACAAGTTTGGTCACTATTCATATAATCTAGGTAAATACTCAACAGTGTTGGATATCCACCTGCGTGTCCGTCATCTATAGTTTGTCTGTTTTTAACATTTATTAAAACAGTCCAAAATTTTTGTGCAAATTCAAAAAATGATAGTTTAGTTGCGTCAGCTAAAATTTCAGTCCAATCAGGTCCTCCTACACCAGGATATGGAGAACTTAAAGCGTTAGGACCAAAAGGACAACTATACCTCCTTGAGTGATTCCAAACATCCCATTCTAATCCTTGGCCTACATTTAAAAATACGTCTACATTTTTTACATTAATAACTAACTTATCATTTTTAGTCTGGTAGTTAGTTCCTCTATCAGCAAGATTTAAATATCTAAAATCGTTACTATCTTTTTTAACCCAAGATTTTTTATTGTCTACAGTTCTAACAATGGGAAAACCTAGTTTAGAATCTGGAAATTTTCTATAAAGTTGTAAATAAGGTTCACCGTATGTAAATTTATTTAATTTAGTTTTAATAAACGGTGTATTTCCAGTAAAAACTGAAGTGTTAAAATCCACTACTTCTTTTCCTGTGTGTTCTGTAGTTTCTTCAAACCAACCAGCACCAGCTTGGAAGTAAGCGTTTGGCCCGTATTTAGGAATTGTGGGATATCCGTCTTTATCTACTGGTAAAGCGCTGGGATTTACAGTAGTATTCTTAGTTATAGTTTCATAACCCTGACTAAATCCTGTAACAATTATTGGTGGGAAAGAATTTGTCGCGGCGGAAAAATAGGTTTGGAGTACTGGTTGTTCTTCAGTATATGTTCCTCCAGATATTTTTAATTCAAACTCTTTAAATTTTTGCATGTTCATAGGTTGTCCTGCAACATAAACATGTTCGTTAAATTCTATTAATGCTTCAGGTGCTCCCACAAACCTTAACATAAATTCTATACCTCTTCTTGTACCCTTACTCTTGAACAAATAAGCCGTGTTAACTAATAATCTTCTATATAATTCAAAATCTAGTTCTGAAGGGGTAGGACTTACACCCTGTGATGGGTACTCTGGGTTTTCGTTTCTCTTAAATAAAGTATCTAAAAATCCTTCGTTTTTAATTGCTGAAGGAGTCCCCCATCCTAGTGTTTGAGCTAAGTTTTTTAATAACTCATTAGGTACGTTATTCTGACTATCGTAAGTTACGTTGGTCATATAAGCGAGACCATCAATATATTTTTTTACATCATCAAAACTTCTACCGTAAATTTTTAAAATTTTATCTACTTTTTCATCATAAGTGTCAAATTCTTTAAATGCCGCAGTAGTTAAAAATCTAGAAACTAAATTTGTTTTGTAAGAATCAAAGGTATCAGCAACATCAAATAATTGACTAAGATAAGCATCAAAAAGAGAACCACTAATTATTATATTACCATCCTCAGTACTAGGCCATGTGATGAACGTTTTACCTTTTACTATTACACCATTAGCTCCCTCTTGGGGTTGTTGAAATTTAGCAGTATATATTGGATTACTTTTTCTTTCTACTAAAAACTTTTCTATATCTTCTAAAGAATCAAAACTTTCTTCTATAGTTAATGTATTTGGTTTAATATGAAAAGTATCTACTGTACTAGATTGGCCACTAAATGGGTTTCCTGTTACTTTTATATTTAAACTACCTAAATTAGTATTACCAGAAGTAGCTTGAATAAAAGTTAAAGGGTATTGTACATTGTTTAAATATAATGAGTATTTTTTAAATGAAAAAAGTAAATTTCTCAATTCATTAAATTCATCACCTGTAGGTATTAGTGAAGCTTGAGTAAACTCCAAACCGAATGGGTTGAATAGTGTATATAAATTTAAGTTTAAATTAGTTTCGTTTGTATTAGGATTAAAAGTAATATTTGTTGCGGTTTCTCCACTTAAGAAATCTGCCCAAGTTCTAAATTGGTCAAACTTCATGGACGCGGGGAATTTTCTAATAACTTGTTGTACCGCTACTTTTAACCTTTCTCTTAGAGACCCATAAAGTGTGTAATTACTAACCTTACTCCTATCAAACTTTATAAAAACTTCTAATTTGTTAGAGGCTAGTAATTTGGACTCACTAATATCTGTAATTTGTAAAGTTTCTAAATTTATAGGTTCAGAAAAATTACCTAAAGAAAAGTCTCTAGAGTTTTTTTGTGTGAAATTACTTGTGATACTAAAGTTTCCTAAAGTGAATTGAGATGTACCATCAACAAATTGATTTCCCACCAATTTGTCTCCAAATACATCTGCCCCATTTCCTGGGATAGGATTACTATTGTTGTTGTAAAGTCCTGACATTACTGTTGTGCAATATTATTAAACGCTTTTGTAAAGTCTATATTATTACCTCTATCTTGTCTCACCTCATATAGTGGTGCTCCAAATTGGTCTCTTGTTTCGTATAAATTATACTGTTTATAAATGTTATTACTACTATCGTAAATAGTGTAGATTCCGTCACTAAGTGATTTAGTTTGATTACCATATAAAGCTATACCTAAACTATCTATATCGTAATCTACCATTTCTATTTCGATATGTACTGGATTAAAATGAGTATTAGTTATTATGACTGATTGTGCTGGTTGACCTATAAAAGGTAAAGCGGTGGGTTTATTTGAAGGAGCTGATGTTGGTGTCAGTGTACAAAATAAAAGGTTACTCCCTCCGTTAATGTATCGGTATCTAATAGCTTTTTGATTACTATTTGTTAAATTTTGAGTTATAGGTTCACAAAAAAATGAAGAAGTAATTAACCTATAAAAATTAGGTATTTTAGTACCGTCTTCATTTAAATACTCAATTCTATACCCCACTAAACCATTATTAACAAATTTATTTCTAGATTCACTAGGAACATTATTTAAGTCAAACACTAATCCTTTTACGTTAGGTAATGAAGAAAGTACTCCACAATCAGTAATTGTAGTTCTAATTTCTAGTGGTCTAATGATAAGGTTGTATATACCTTTACTACTAAAATCATTAAAGGGTAATCTTAAATTATACATCCCACCTAATAGTTCAATACCAGTATTTCCTCCTGTTTCAGCATTGTGGTAGTATGGTGTCAGTATACTTTTAGCGTCTAATTTTTTTATTGTAGCATTTGCTACAGATTCTCGTGATTCTGTGTACAATGATAGTATCTCGACATTTTCAGGTGAAACGTCTGACAATCTTTTAATTCCGTAAGTACCTAAAGCCATTTTTATTTTATATTTGTTCTTTTATGTTATAAAACCCATAACCATAAATTATAAGTCCACCAATTGTTGTAACTTCACCCAATCTTTGATTTGTTTCAAACACTGATTGTTTACCTCTTTCAATAAATACTTCTGATTGTATTTCTGTTGGTTGGCAAACGTTCATTAATACTTCTTCTTTTACTAAAGGTTCTCTACATAATTCTACTAAAGAACCATCTAAAAAATTAGTTCCTTCTTCTGGAAAGTCTAAAGAGTATAAACAACTACCATCATCTAACGTTGCGTTAGGGTTGAAATTTATCGCGTTGGGGTCTGTACAACCTTCTATATTGTATATACAACTTCCATCATCGATATTAGCTAATGGATTATAGTTTAAAGCGTTAGGGTCGGTACAACCAGGGCCTTCACCTGGGATACTATAGTCACAACAAGTTATGTCGGGAATTAAATTATCTAAAACAAAACTTGCGGTTACTGGTTGTGGAAGTGTGGGGTTACTTAAATTTACTTCATTTGCTTTATCTTGTAAGCTAATTCCACCACAAACAGATGTGTCTATACCAGAAGTATTGGGTAACACATTTTCAGCTAGAACGTCTACACAACCAAACCCATATATACATTCAGATTGTACGTGAATTGTAGCGTCTTGATTAAAATTTAGAGATGAAAATCCGGGATACTGCGGAGAAGGCCAAGTACCACCGTTTAACACTCCACCATCATCTCTACAACCAGGAACAGTAATTTGTTCACAATTACCGTCATCTGTTACTGAAACTACCGGGTTGGTAGGTACAAATCCACCGTTAGGTAAATTAGGGTTTAATGGTATTCCACCTAAAGGTGAGACTCCACTACCTGGTCCACAATTCCAAACATTTAAAGACGGGTCTGCACAGGGTTGGCCTGTAGCTGGGTCCATACAAAAATTAGAGTTATCTGGTGCATTACCAGGTCCAGTATCTATAGTACAAAAATAATTATTTTGATTTCCACTATTAAAGGTGGTGTCTGTACACCCAAACTCTTGGAAGGTACAGCACGACACATCATTTGTTCCGTTGGGGTTAATCGCATTACCTTCACAATCTAAAGTATTTAATGGTGAATAATTAGAGGCACCTGGTAGTGTACAACCTTGATTGTTACACTGGCAAAGTGGTTTATCACCACCATCTGTTACATCATTACCAGCTTTATCCCAAAATCGGCCATAATCGTATAAATCAGATTTAGGTCTATTTGAAATCATTTGGCTCCACGCCCCTTGAGAAAGTTCTCCACTTCCACCACAAGCGTCCCACGTTTCTTGATAACAAGTATCACTGTCTTCTGGGTCATAAGTTCCAGGGGTTATTAATGCTGGGTCGTAGGTATTTGTAACTGTACTAATACACGCACTACAATTAAATCCACTACCATAACAAGTACCAGCACCACCACTACAGTTCCCACTTGAATCCGCTTGATTTGTTTGAGACTTTCCATCACAATTTAATAATGCTTGGGAACTATAACTACCGAAATTAGGGTCTTTACATCCAAAACTAACAAATGTACAACAACCGTCAAAGTCCATAAAACTACTAGTAGGTCCACCTGCAGCTGTTATATCAAAACCACTTTTTCTGTGCCACAAATGAGGAGTTGTATTTGTTGGACCCCCTTTTTGACCCCAAGCGTTACCAACGCTCATTTGTGGGTGTAGATAACCCCTAAATCCATTTTGTCCACTTAGCTTATACTCCACTCCGTCTATATAGATTGGAGTAGATTTTGATTGATTGTTGGGGTCCCTACTACCAGAACGAGTCCATATTAATTTACTACCAGAAGCACCAGGACTACCATTACTGTCATATTCGGGTGGTTCACAATCAAAATAAGCCTCTCGACTAAAATTACAAGGTGGGTAGTCAGCTAATGAAGTATTAATACCTGAAACAGCCCAATCTTCAAAATAACTTTGTGTTAATTGCATACAATTTGACTGACATGTTCCGTTGGGTGAACCAATATAACCCCTACTTCCTGGAGCTGTATTATTAGTTATAATTCCAAATGAATTAGGGTTAGTACATCCAAAAGCGTTATTTAAACCAAAATAACATTGATGCCAGCTCTTTTTCCAACCAGCACCGAGAAGATATTTACATGGTTGTCTATTATTCCCAGTACCACTATTTTTTTTTGAAACGTGTGGTCTCCAAACTTGGTTGGGACATCCTTTACAATTTCCTCCAATCGCGAAAGCGGTGACAAAAGGGACATAATTATACGAATATTTCCACTGTGCAGTATCATCTATTCTCGACATCATATCACAACAGAATCCTCTAGAAGCACCGTCATTATTTAGGTTAAATCCTTTATGACCATTCTGGGTATTACCTGCACACTTACTATTGGCATTTGGTAATGAAACTACCCCCGAACCAGGGTAATAAGCACCACAAGGATTTCCTTTTCCATCGTTCTTACCAGCCATTTTTTATTAAATTTATTGCCATAACGAATACGTTAATAAGTTTATTCCCGAAATATTTTCCCAATGAGACAAATTAAATGTAGGGTTGGTTGTATAACCACCCGCCCACACTACACCGTCTGAGTCTTGGTAGGGTACTATATCTTGAGTATTAGAGTCCACATAAGTTAAGTCTATCCAACTAGGACAACCCTCAACTAGGGTTTGAATATTAGTTGTAACATCTATAACTCGTGTACCTTTAAATGTATATGTGTTTCCTTGGTAGTAAACCTTTTCATCCATTTGTAAATTGATAGCTGGATTATATTCTGATATCTCCTCATTAGAAGTAATTCCAACATTAGAAGACTTACGTTCATCCTTACAAGGTAGACATGCTTGCCATTCAGGGCTACCATAATTAGGAGTAGATTTACAAGAAAAAATTAAAGCGTTCTTAGGTTGACAATACCAACAACAACCATCATAAGCGACGGTGGTACCTTGTACATATTCTATATTTGGGTCCCAAGAACCCTTAGGTATTGTTTTCCCAAATTCTTTACAGTCACACCCTAACACATATTCTTCCTCATTACAACATTCCCATTCTAGATTGTTTACATTCCAACCATTACTTTGTGCTGCAAAGTACACATCATTAAAACTATAGGCTGTGTAGTTAATTTGATTAATCGTATATGCGGTATATTTTTCGTTACTTTCAGTGATGAACCCTTCCGATTCTTCAGTTAATGCAACATTTTGTCCAATAGGTGGTAAGGACCCATCTCCGTAACTTTGAAACATTCCTAATGTATTATTAGTTGTTGTGCCTGTCACACTAAATGGAGTTTGTACGTAATTAGAACTAAAGTAGTCGTAAACATCAGGATTACTATCACCACTGTAAATATAGTTTTGTGGTATTTCCATACAAGCTATGGGTGAACCTACGTTAGGTGGTTTAATTTCTACAGTTCCGAAAACGTTAGGTATATTGACTTGAGTGGTATAAGGTAAATTTATAATTTTACTTATTTTAGTAGTACCCCAGGGATTTACTTGACTTACAGTTATTTTATATTCTCCAGGGGTAGAGTAACTGTGAGTAACATTTGCGGGGTTACTGTTCATAACATCGGTACTCCCATCACCCCAATCTACGTTAAAACTACCAAAAGTTAAAAATCTTTTAAATTCTGTATCTGAGGTATTGGTAACCGTAACTAATAAATTATCAGCTGTATATAAAAAATTGTTAATCACATTTCTTTGTATAACTAAACCGTCAAACGGTGTGTAAACACCAATGTCATTAAAATCTTCTGTTATTATAATAGGAACTGTAAATCCTGTTAAACAAGGTGGTGATTCTGGTAATTCATTTTGACTTGTCTGTGGGTCTACCCATTTTTTACACCAATAATTTTCTCTAATTTCTGCATTCCAATAATTACAATAACCGTTGTTATTAAAATAACAATTACCACAATTTTGTCCTGTTGGCACTCCACTAGAAGTCTGAGAGATATAAGTAGATGGTAAAGCAGGACTTAGAGCTTCTGTTTCTCCAGGGTAAAATAATCTTTTAATTTTAAATTTATAATCTTCCATTATGGTGAATTAAAGTATTGATAAAATTTTATTCGATTATCTGCAGTAGTTCCCACTCTTGAGTTGGTTTGTGTGTTAAAAACACTGTACGTGAATCTATCTCTATTTAAATTAACCCTATAATAAAAATTTTCTTCTGGTTTGAAAACAAACGGGTTAGACAAGGTGTTTTGTGGTTTATTTAAAAACTGTGTTACTTCACCACTTTTACCATTGTAAAATTTTGCTGACATATAAAAGACAGTCGTTTTAATAAAACTTTCTTCTTTTAACCAATAAATGTAATAACCTTCACTGTTATCTATAGGACTTAAAGTAAAAGACGGTTTAACTACGTATTTTTCTCCTTCAGGTTTACAATTGTATCTGCCGTCTGGTTTTCCGTCAGATGGACAAGATAAATCCAATGTGGGTCTAAATATTTTTTCTCCTTTAAGAGGACTTAAAATTAAAGATATAAGTAATTTTTGTTCGTTTCTTAATGGGCTATCATATAAGTCTAACTTAAAAAAACTTTTAACAAAACTTTTTTCATTTCGATATGTTTGTTCTGGTGTAAATCCTTGATTATCATAACCGTACCAAGTGGTAATATTGGAAGGGTCATAAGGAGAATATATGGTGGCTTCTGCATTAGTCGGATATAGAGCTTCTAGTCTAGGCCCTAAACAAGGTACTACACCATCTGAATTAAAGCCTCCACTAGCTAATGGTGTCAAAGGATAGGTTAGTGTTAATGGATTCGTGTTAATTAAATTACCAAAATTAAAATCGTAAAAAGTATTCGGACTAGGGTCTACGGGATTTTTATTGTCTCCAGGAAAATAATCGTGACTATACTGAGTGACTTCATAATCCCTTTTAAGGTCTAATAGTGTATCTATAACACCGTCTTCGTATTCCTTTATTAAATCACCCCTACCAAACTCATCTGTAGTGTGTTTAAGGGGAATTACAATTCTCCTATTTAAATCTCCGTCTTGTCTTTGATTTAATCTTATTCTTAATTTATTCACAGCCATCCTCTATAAAGTTTTCATTTGTGTTAGTTGCTGCACTTAACTGATAAGTATCTTCATTAATGAATGCATTTGCTCTAATTAATCTATTGACAAAAAAACTAATATCTGTCATCGGATAGTGAGAAGCATTTATAAAAGGGTAGTCTACACCTGTATTACCTTCAATAAAACCTATATCGTATATATCTCTCCATTTCCAAGTTTTTTCTATTTCAAAGTAAGTTGCATAATCAGGAACATTGGCAATTTTTCTAGGGTCACCACTTTCTATATAATCAGAATAAGTCCTTATAGGAACTGGATAGTGTGGTTTGTAAGTATAACTACCTTCTCCATCTAAGTTATAAAAAACATTTGTATTAAATTTAAAACTATGTTTAATATCACTAATGGTCCTTTCTTTTAAATCGTACTTATTATATTCAGTGAAAGCTCCCCTTAGTTTATCACCAGGAACTAGGGGTAAACCAGAATTTAAACTTCCTATAGTAGTATAAATAATATTAGAGATGGGTTGTGGGTCACCAGGATGTCCTCTAACTATATTACCATTAAAATTAGTATCTGCAAAATTATAAGGAAAATTCCAATCCCACCCATAAGTGGGTGGATAATCTAAATACCCTAAATTATTTCTTAACATTATAGTTATGTAAAGTGTGGTTATAGGTCTTTGTAAATTATCTAAATATTTTTTAACATTTATATCTTTAGTGAAAGAGTATAAATACGTTGGGTAATCTTCTTTTATCGCTACTCTCTCTATAGCGTCTGGATTTTCAAATTGACTTTGAAATTTTTTTACTGTTTTAAATACTCCTTCAGCGAAAGCACATTTATTAAGAGTATAATCTTCTACATCAGTAATAATTTCATGTTCAATTACATAATAACTAGATACACTACTATTATCATTTAAATTTATTTGTCTTTTAAATAATCCTAATGTATTATCGTTAATTTGGGGTGATTGTCCGTTATTAACAGAAGGGATATATAAATTAAAAACATGTTTGTTAGATTGTCTTTTACTGTTACCTAAACTAAAGACTGGGTACGTTATATTTCCATTTGTAAAACCTGGGTATTGATTATTAGGTATGTTTAACCTAACATATTCACCCATTTTTAAACCGTGAGGTGCACCACAAGTAAATTCTAATATTTTTTTACCACCAACCACTCTATTTTTAATATAAAAAGGTATACCTTCGTTTGCTAAAAAGTTTAAAGTGTCACCTCCTTCAAATGGGGTATACGACATTGGTTGTTCTCCGTCACAATCGTAAGTAGGTATTGTAACATACAAATTCCAATTAGTTTCTTCCGCGACAGATTCATCAGTATCTGACCTTAAAAAATCAAAATGTCTATATTCTGGATAACCTTTAAATTCTACATTACCACCACTAAAAAACTGACCAGTACTATATAAACTATAAATTAGATTAGATGCTGTCTGACTTGCTGTACCAGAAAAAGCGTTATCTACGTATGGTTGTATTTTACCGTATAGTCTATAATTAGAGAAATTTTGTCTTTCTGTATTATATCTTACAGAAAGGTTTAAAGGTACACTTCTATCACCCTCAATAAGTTCTCTAGAATCTTCTTCTAAATTAACATTTAACAAGGTGTCAACAGGTGGAGCCCCTTTATACTTTTTATCTGCTGGAATTATTTTATAAGGATTACTCATCGTCTTTCGGGGGTAAATATTCGTTTATAAACTTTTCATATGCAGAACCACCAGGCCTTAAACCAAAATAAAAAAACAATCCAGTACCTAACCTATAAGTAGAACTAGGTTCTAACCCACCTGTTTGACCAGTAATAGAATTTGCAAAATACCCAAAACCTGGTGGGGTTGTTTGTCCTTCATAAAAATAAGGACTAATCCAAGTATCTGGAACGTTAGGTTCTGGTTTTTCATAGTAAAGTCCTTGTTGATATCCAATAACCTCCACCCCAGGAAGTCCTTGATACCCATAATCATTACTATAAGTGCCAAACGTGTTTCCAGCGACTGTCCACGGGTAATACGGTACTACTTGGGTGTGTGGTACACCGAAACCTCCACCCATTAAACAAACAGTTAGAGGAAAATCTCTTGTAATTAAAGGAAATGGTGTTGTAGCGGTAGTTATTTTGGTTTCACCTGGGTATTCTGATAAATCCCATAAAATCGGGGTTTGAAAATTGTTATTGTTAACAAACTGGTCAGGCATATATCTACTAAACCATTCGGTCATAGTTCCGTCTGATGCTCCATAATATGGGTCTTCTGGGTCGGTAGAAAAAACTGAAACACCCATCATGTTGTTAGTGGCTAGTAGTTGTGCTATGTCTCCATCAATAACTCTGTTTCTATAATATCCTGGAAATCCAGTACTAGTACCGTCACCAGGACTTCCAAATCTTTGATTACCTTGATTTCTATTAAAAGGAGAATCTGGTTCCGCGTCTGCTCCAAACCATTTGTTTATTCCAGACCATAAAAATTCTTTAAAATTATTAGTAGCCGCAATTTTTCTTTCTACAATCATACCTAATAAATTTTCACTGTTTTGGAAGCTGGTAGGTTTTAATCTATCTACCACATAACAATTGTCTTTATCGTATAATTTTTCTTCTTGACATATTTCGTCAATACATGGGTCTAACGGACCTAAGTCCATTATTGTTGTAGGGAAATTAATGCCATATTTTTCTTGTTTTCCATTACCTGACCCATCTGCAGTTAAACTAGATTGCATTGTAAATTCATCTCCAGTAAACGGACAAGAGCGATAATAGTAGTATTTTTTTTCATCTTCTATTTTTTCGTAAACAATTCTTTTAGGATACCGAGTAACTTGGTCTATCTCTGGTATTAAGTTTCCTTTGGAATCTAATTTTTTTCTCTTTTTCAAAAATTTATAATGGTATAATACTCCATTTATCCAATTATTACTGAATTTCATATTAAATATCCCCTCACATAATCCACTATAAATATTAGCTAATATTCTCCACTGATTTAAACTTCTATACATGTGATATATACTACTTATAATAAAACCTAATAAGGTAAGACCACCACCTAAAGCAACACCTAATAATATAGATGAACCACCGTATGGAATAGCTGAAGCGACAGTAATAGCACTCATAGCAATAATGAAAGTAGTCCACACAGATTTTCTCCATTGTAGAACATAACAGCCTTTTGGGTGACCTTCTCTATTTGGGTCCCCTCTCCAAAATAATGCATTTTGCACTTCCTCTCCATTATTATCTCTTGGCCCAAACCCTACCATGTAAGGTTCATTATTACAATCATTAACATATTCTGGTGCATCCGCAAGAGTTTCTTGTACTTTTTGTTCATCCGATACAAATATCCCTAGTATTGGGTCTAATTTAAACTCGTAACTACTGCCACAAAAACAAGGTTCACAGTTAGGATAATTAAAAATTCTTCTGACAACATAAAAACTATGTATAATACTGTAAGCTAAGGGAAAATATAAAAATATTAATAACAAAATACACATAATAAGTGTAGGTATCCAGGTAGATAAAGTACCTGCAAATAATGAAGCGGCGATGGATGCATCAAATGGATTTGCTACTACCGCGATAGATGCAATTGCTTGAGTCATTTCTGCTGAAGAATCATTACAGTAGTTTACATACTGATAGACCATCATTAATAAACTTACCCCACCCGCAAAAGCTCCTAATAAAATTGTTATTAATTGAACTACTCTATTTATTTGTTGGGTAGCAAATGATAAACTCCCTCCTCTAAATGCATCATTAACAGGAAATGGGTTATTTGGGCAAGGACTATCTGGTGAAGGGTTAATAGATTTTATACCTAAAAATCTCCACCTACTATTAGCTGTTGTTAAAGTACTTCCTTTTCGTACATTTAACCTATAGTTGTCAATAAAACTACTTACAGTATAAACCCTATTAGGTCTAAATTCGTAAAAATAATCGGAAGCTTGATACGCGGGTGAATTTAAGACGGGTGCTGGGTCTGGGTAGTCTTCAAAATTTTCAGAAAAAGTATATGAAGCGTCAATATTGTCATTATATTCTCTAAGATTAGGTACCAAATACCTACCACTCCTAACTTCACCACCAGAGGCGTCTAAAGTTACCCTAAATCTGTACCTTGCTCTAGTAGGTATACCTACTTTTGGGTCTGAGGATATAATCTGTTCACCGTATTCATTAGTAACTAAAAAATCTAAATTCATGGGTAACTGAGTTACCCAGGCTCCATTTCCATCAATTACTTTACCTCCATTGTCTAATGTAAAATTTTCCAAAGTGGGGCACCCTTCATTATCTTTAATGATAGTATGTCTGATAGCTTCTATTGTTCCAGTACCTGTACTTAAATCACACATGGAACCTTGTTTTTTAGTAGGCATACCATCTATACTCACATAATTATTATCGTTATCTGTAATTACAGAACCCATAAAAGTTGCACTGGGAATAATCTCCACCCCCGAATCCCTTAAATCAAAATCCATTCTAGTGATACCTATACCACACAATTCATCATCACCCCAAAAAGGGACAACTTCAACAGCTTTATTTTGTATAACAATTTGTGGTAAAGTGTCCAAGTTTTCAGATGTTTTAAAATCTAAAGAACTTTCAAACTGACTAGGGCTAAGTCCTTGCCTAATAAACTGGTAGGGCCTCATCGAATAACACCCAATATCACTAACGTCAATACTTGCGTGAATATTTTGATTACCTAAAGGAACACCCCATAACATGTAATCACCACTTTCATTAGTTTTAGTAGTGTATTTGTAATATTTTTCAAAAACTTCTAATATAATAGGATTGTTTATAGCTTCTTTAGCTGTAAAAAAACTACCAGTAGCTTTGTGATTACAACTTTCTGAATACTTTGGTAAAAGATTATATCTGTAACCTTCTTCATTTTTATCTGTTACTGTTTTATAAGGGTATAGTTCGGAAATAACTGGGTCTAGTTCGTCTTCTTCAGTAAGAGGCACAAATATAGAAATTTTAGCGTTAGGTATTCCGAATCCACCGTTGGCAACAGCTCTACCCACAATTACACCGTAATCCGCACACATTCTAGCGTACACATCCGACTTTACAATTTTAAGACTTAGTATTTCTAGTTGGTCGAAATCTTGTTCTAAGGTTACTTGTATGTGTTTGTCCGAATTGGTTTCTGCTTTTATCCTATATGATTTTGCCATACACTTTCTTTTATAAAATAAATAGTTATGTAGTTAAAATCAAATTTAAACTAAAGGGTAAATATGTAAACCTATTATGATACTGTAGCTTGTAATGTAGATTTAACTCTCACTACAATATCTTTTGTTGGAAATTTTATTTGAAATGATTGTGTTGGTTGTGAAAATACTACTCCGTCAATTAATTCTATTTGTTTGGTTTCAGGGTCGGAGTATCTTTGTGAGACTTCGTTACTAGAGTATTGTCCCCCAACTTTATTGTATAATCTTAAGTCAATTAAATTTATTACTCCATCCTGAGATGAAATATTTTTCGTTAATTCACCAACAAAAAGGTCTGTGCCCATTTCTCTATTATTTGGTGAAAAGAAAGATTGTGTTGTGTTGATGACGTTACTGATTATGACCCCACTATTAAATGATGGGTCTATCAATAAATCCATTTCAATACCTAAATCTATTACCTGTGCTGGTGAAACAACTATGTAATCATTTAACATTCTAAAGTCGGATAAGTAATTAGCTATATTTTCCATTAAAGTCGTACTTACTCTGGAAGTTAGACTACCGTCTGTATTATAGGAAAGTAAATTAACGATTATTTTATTTTCAATTTCCATTATTCCACACTTTGCTGGAGCACCAAACACTGAAGGCATAGTATCAATTAAAGATTTATAATCTTGTATTGTTACCGCTCTTTTTTGTGCAGCAAAATTAAAACCAACATAATTCCTAACTTCTTCCACACTGGGTTGGTTAGCCCCTCCTACCGCTGCGGTAACATTATTAACTTGTAACGAATTTTGTACTGATTGATTTATATTGTTATTTGGTCCATTTATAACAAAATCTATGGTCCCTAAATTAGTTATACTGTTTGGTCCAACATTTGTAGTTTTACCACCACCGACTCTATATTGAATAAAAATAGTACTATTACTTTTAGGTGTACTACCTAAAGATAAGTTATTCATATACTTACTCAAATCCATAGCAAGTCCTTGTTGGGTGAAATCATCTAAACTATCTTGTCCACTACTGGTACCACCACCTAATGTAAGATGAAAGAATCCCTCAGGAGTATATTCAGTTATAAATCTCTGATTAACACTTTCCCATTTTCCAACTTTAACACCAGGTAAGTCAGAAGGTTTAGTAGTATCAACCATAAAAACTTTATCTTGAGCTAAAGCATCTACTTCATACCATTTGTTATCGGAAGTTAAAAATTCAGTAGCTTTAGGTATAGCTTGTATATTAGTCCCATCTTTTTGGATGACTCCCGTAACACCTAACACATTTTTTTCAGGTAAAAATATTTTTAAAAATGGTGAAACATTAACGTCTGTTATAACTTTTTTGAATACTTTGGTGATTCCATTAACCACCACCTCTCTTTTAGTTATGGTATAACTTACTATATTACCATTAGCGTCAAAGTTTGGTACTTTGGTTCGGTTAGGGAATCCTGTAGAGTCAAATGGTAAAGAAAAATCTACATCGTGTACATTTTCAAACACTTGTCCAGCACCCACGACTTGTGAACCCCTCCTTAATGTGCCCAAATATCTAAAATCTTCCTTATCTCCCCCACCAGAAGTTTGTAATATAGGAACGGTAAGTGAAAAATCACAAACAGAAACAGATGGTCTATTACCTGGTAATTTTAAACCATATGTTCTAGCTATATTATATAGGGAAGACCTTTGATTTGCGTATTGTAATACTGTCTCTTGTAAAGACCTGTCTATATGGTAATGTAAATTGTCTGCAACCGCAGCGTTTAAATCTAAAAATACAGAAAAGATGGAAGCGTCATTAGCGTTCTGTATTAAATCGGGATATTGTTGTTGTACATACGTTAATAGTTCATTCCTTATCCCTACAAAATCTCTTTCACTGTACGATATTTTATTATTAGCCATATTATAAATTTATTATTACAAAATCTTTAGTTTCAAAAGCTTCATTAGTGATTGTAAATTCTAAAGTTACTTTTGCAGTGTGTTCTTTAGTGCCTTGACCAGCTACTCTATAAACTCTAGGGTCATTATCAGTTACAACAGTACCTGGTAATTCCTCAGCTTCTAATGCTGGTTCTATTTTAATATTATCTATTTTGAGGTTGGGGATGTACTTGATTACTTGTTCCCTAATTTCAGACTGAATAGAGTCAAAGGTAATGTTATCCAAAGGTTCAAAAATATATTCATATAAGGTAGTTCCAAAATCTGGTAAAAAATATCTACTTCCTTTTCTAGTTAATAACAAATGAATTAAATTTGATTTTATTTCATCTTCAGTAGTGGGAGTAAGTTGCAAATAGTAACCATCTCTACTGTCCTGAAAAGGAAAATCTATTCCATATGTTGAAGAAGTCGGCATTGTTTTTTATTTATAAATACTTTAAACTTAAAATCTATAGTGTAATTGTTAACACATTTGAATTATATAAGTGTGGTTTACAATTTAGTCCGTAGTTTTCCACCACTTCTTTTACAACACCTTTAACAACTTTACTATCACCAGTTACAATTTCTAATTTTTTACTTCCAAATTGTATGTGGTCATATATAAAAGAATCCACAACATTTATAGCATTATCTATCTTGTAACCGTGTAAGTCTAGTTTATACATTTTCTTTTAAATATAAATACTACCCTTCACAACTAACACACTCTTCCATGGCTTTGGCAGCGATATCTCCCCTTAATACACTTTCAGTTCTAACGTAATATAATGTTTTAACTCCCACCTTCCAAGCTTCTAAATGTACTTGGTTTAACCATTTTGGTGTTGCTTCTTTAGGGAATGCTAAATTAAGTGATACTGCTTGGTCAACGTATTGTTGTCTTATCCCCGCTTGTCTTACTAATTCTAATTGATTTACTTCTTTAAATGTTTTAAAAACTTCTTTTACTGGTACAAAATCTGTATGTGAATTTTCTTTTTCATCTAAATGTGTGATTTTACCATTGATATATCCCCAGTTGTCCAATTCTTTTATATCTTGAACACTACCACCGTCTGCTAATATTTTATCCCAAGTATCTTTATTATTAATACCTATTTTTCTAAATATTTTTTCTAACTCTTTATTTTTTCTGATAAATGTACCTTTAGCACTTTGGTCTGTATATACATTTGCAGGTAAAGGTTCTATCCCTGAGCTTACACCACCAGCTAATTTACTATTGGATACAGTCGGCGCAACAGCTCGTAAGTGAGTATTTCTAAATCCACTTCCTGCACACCAAAGTGGTTCACCATACTCTGTAGCTAAGTCTCTGGAAGCTTGTTCGGATTCAGTTTTAATTTGACCAAAAATTCTTCTTGTTTCAAATTGTGCTGGTAGACCTTCAAAAGGTATTCCTCTTTGTTGTAAATATGTATGCCATCCTAGTACTCCTAAACCTAAAGCTCTTCCTTTTTCTGCACTTCTTACTGCATTTTCAAAACCTTTTCTATATTTTGCTTTTTGTAAAAATTCTTCAAGAACACCATCTAAAAACCAAGTAGCTGTATAGATTAAATCGGTATCTTTCCATTCATCATATCTTGCAAGATTAAGAGAACTTAAACAGCAAACAAAAGAATGATTTTCGTCAGTATGTAAAACAATTTCTGAACATATGTTAGTCATATACACTTTTAAACCATTTTTTTTATAAGATTCTGGATTAGTCTTATTAACATTACCTCTATACATAATGTAAGGTTCACCAGTTTGTCTACGTTTCTTAATTAAAGATGCCCATTTTTGACGTGACTCCCTATCTCCAGCTTCCAATTTTCTCATAAATTTATCACCTACTACCGCACACTGGTGTAAGTTTAGTGATTGTCTATTTACGTCACCTTTAGGTTCTCTGATTTCTAACCAATCCATAAAATCATTATGTTCAATATTAAGATTAACTGAAGCCGCTCCTCTTCTAACCGCACCTTGATTGGTTGCCAAAATTGTAGAATCATATATTTTACAAAAAGGTACAACACCATCACTAGTTCCATTATCCGTAATTGTTGAACCGGCCGGTCTGATTTGATTTATGCCAATTCCCACGCCACCACCGTGTTTAGCTAATAACATCATCTCTAAATTTTTTGCTCCAATATCCTGGATTGAGTCAGCAACGTCAATTCCAAAACATGAAATAGGTAATCCTCTTTCGGTTCCAGTATTACTTAATACTGGACTTGCAAGGCATAACCAGCCTTTCCAAATATAATCAAAAAACTTAGTAGCTAATTGTGGTTTACCGAGTCTTTTTGCAACTGTAGTACATACCCTCCAGTATGCGTCTTTTGGTTTTTCTCCTGGTAGTAAATAACCATTAGAGATAGTTTGTATATAAACGTGTGTATTTGCCCAACTTGGGAAGTCCACGTCTACTTCCCAGCCCAAATGTTCTGCGTAATTTTTCATCTTTCTAATTAAATTTTATTATTTAAAAAAGGGAATCTTCATCCCAATCATCATCTTCTCCCGCTTTACTGTAATCAGTAGGTCTAATTGCAAAAAAGTCAGTGTGAGTTACTCCACCTGTAAGGTGATAGAACCAGTCTAATTTACTGGATTTTTCTTGATTAACAACAAATATTTCTTCATAACCCAACTCTTTTAATTTGTCATTAGTTCTTTGTTTGATAAACTCTTTTAAGTCACTAGACTTTAAATTTTCTAAGTCACCCATTTCAAACATTTTATCAATAAATTTTTCTTCCAATTCCACAATTATTTTAGCTGCAGCGTAAATATCTTCTTTACTTTCTTCTCTTAATTCTGGGTATTCTTCACACATGTGGTTAAATAATCGACATCCCATTCTAGAATGTAATGATTCGTCTCTCACTGACCATTTCATTTGTTGACCAATACCTTTAAGAAGGTTTCTAAGTTGGAAACTGTAGAGTACCGCAAATGATGAATACAAGGAAACACCTTCGGCAAATGCAGAAAAAATAGCTAAACTTCTAGCAACCTCTTTTCTAGCTTCTGGGTCATCGTTTAAATCATGATGAATATAATCTGCTTTAGTATTCATCAATAATTCAAATTTTTCTGAAGTAGCCTCTTCATGTAAAAAGGCTTCGAAATCTTCAAGACCTAAAGTTTCATTTAGATATGAATATGCTACAGCATGAATAGTCTCTTGGCTACCAAACATCATAGCCATTTGTCTGATTTCGTGTTTAGGGAACCAAGCTGTTACCATATTTGTCCAATAGTCTGAAACCGCACACTCCGTTTGTGCAAATCCTAAAAGGATATTCCCCACTAAATTTTTTTCTGACTCATTTAAATTTTCTTTCCAATCTTTAACATCTCCTTGCATAGATATTTCAGTGTGTAACCAAAAGGCTTGTGCTTGTTTAAGCCAACCTTCAGTATAATACTCAGGGTATTCAAATGGTTTATATGCTATCCTTTCTGTAAATAAATTATTATTATCTTTCATTTTTTATTTTTTTATTGTTGATTTATTTGTTGATTTCTTCTTGCGAGAGCGTTTCTAACTCTTTCCGCGTTTCTTTGTTCTCTTTCTTGTTCCAAACCTAGTAAAGTTTGTGATTGTTCAGTATCTATTTCTAATGTAGCGTTATTAAATTTACAATTTTCAAAAACAATACCGTCTTTACCTACCCTGGACTTGGTAATAGCTATAGTAGCTAATCCCATTTCTTTTTGTTGTAGAGTTTTAGCTACAGTAATAATAACGTGACCTACTTGTGCCTTTTTAATTGACCCGCCCATCATATCTGTAGTTACTACTTCGGAACTAATAGATGTTCTATTTCCTTGTGCGGCTGTCCAACCAGCAACATCTAACTCTGTACACATACTTTCAAATTGTCTCATAACTAATCCTTCTCCTTGCCAAACTTCACTAAAATGTTTGTCTGGTAAAATACAATCTATATAGTCTACAACAATCATATCAAATTTATTTCCATCAGCAATTAATTTTCTAATTCTATTTTTTATAGCTGAAATAGTAATTCTATCTGATGGTAATTTTTCCAAAATTAATTTACCTCTACCTTGTCTGTATGGTTTAATTTTTTCTAAAACTTCTTCTTTACGAGTAGATTGTTCTTGTGCTGGAATCTTTGACCAACAAGTTATATGCTTTCTTTGAATTACTTTTGGGTTGTCTTCAAAAAATATCTGTAATACGTTAAATCCCATGTTATAAGCGGTATTAGCTATTTTTGTTAGTACGGTTGTTTTACCGACACCAGTTGGTGCGAGAAACACCCCTATTTCACCTTTAGCTAATCCCCCATCTAATACATTGTCTATACCATTTATACCTAAAGGTATTGGGTCTCTAAAGTCATCAACTAAAGCCTCGTCTAGTTCTTCAAAAACGTCCATAGAAGTGTCGTCACTTTGACCAACCTGAATTGCGTCTCGTATAAAACCTTCACATCTATCGTAGGATTCAAAGTCTCCTTTTTCTAAAATTTTACTAACTTTAGTTATAGCTTTTTTTAATTCTTGTTGTTTACAAAACTTTAAAGCTTTTTCTTGTACAAATAAATGGTCTTCTAGGGTACACTCTTTAATGTCACCTAACATATCAAATACTGTTTTTTTAGCCATTTCAGATGAGACTTCAAGGCGAGTAACTTGGTCCAACACATCAAATGTTGGTATTGTGTTGTACTTTTCAAAATATTCTTTCACCATTTGTGAAATTAATTTAAAATACTGATTATCGAAATACTTTGGGTCTATTACTTCTAGAATAGAATTAGCAAACTTTTTGTCAGTTATTAACTGATTTAAAAGTTTTATCTGAAATGTATGCCCTAGGTACCCGAAACTTTTGCTTTCCTTCATAGTCATAATCTTTGGGTAATTTATAAATAGTATTAAAGTGTCGTTTCTAGATATTTTTTAGTAACTTTTTCAGCCGACAAAACGTCACTTAAATGTCTTAAAAAAGAAGGGACGAAAGGTCTAATGTCCACAGTATACCTAACCTTTGCTGGGTATATCCAGGCTGGAAAAATTCTATGCATTATAACATCGTTATTTATTTTTAAGTAGATGTTAAAATTTTCCTTACCTTGTGGATTTCTGTCTTGTTCTGACAAATTGACAGTGTTTGTGTATCTATTGTAATTATCTGAAAGATAATCTATAGCCTTCATTTTTAAACTATTCTGAACATCTAGTTGTATTTCTTCGATTAAGTCATATAACTCCAATGACTTAGAATTACCATGTTTAAATCCTTTAACATTAAAAAATCTTTGACATATAATATGGTCTTCTAATGATAATAGAAATTCTAGTTTAATTATTTTTTTTTCTTCCATTTTAAATTTGTTTTTCATTATAATACTTTATTTCTTTTTTTCTTAGTTTAATTAGTGGTTTGAAAAAATTAGTCCACTCGTCATTGTATTTAGGTAAGACAGTAAATAGACCATCTTCTTTCATCATTTCTAAAACATTTACGTTTTCTCTCCCTTCAGGGTCTAGAGGTTCTTCTACCAATGAAAGTATTTCTGTTTTAGCCTCTTCTGTTAAAAATACATTTTTTAAATCGATAAGTCTTCTATTTATATCAAAAAAATTTTCACCTTTTCTTCCGTCACCACAAATACCTTCATTTAGGTTTTTTAAACCCCTATCTTTACTACCTTCAATTAAAATTGTTTTAGCTTTTTCACGTATATTTTCTAATGTTAATTTTTTTTCTTGTATTTCTGGAAAATGGTTTAGGATAGATTTTTCCCCAAAGTATAACACTCCCTTTATATTATCACTACGGTCACCTAGAAGTATTTTAATTAATAGGATATTAGATATCGGTATGTTAAGTGGTATTTTACCCCACTTTATTTTGTCTTTATATGTTAATAAATTTTCATCCCTTATTAGGTAAACTCTAGTTTGTTTATTAATAAGTTGTAGTAAGTCTTTATCGTTAGTTACTATTGTGGTTTTTTCTTTTGTGTTTTGGGTGTAATATGCTATACAATCGTCGGCTTCACAATTTTTAAATCCAGCTTGTCTAATAAAGAATTCTTCTAAGTACTGTGAAATTCTATTTTTTTGACGAAACATGTCGTCAATCTTTTCTTTACTTAGTTTCTTTTTTCTATTGGTTTTGTATTCCGAATATAATTCTCTTCTAGATTTATGGTTATTTTTACCATCCCAGAAAACAACTACTTTATCATAGTCATACTTTTCTAAATGTTTCTTAATTGTATTAAGAAAATAAAATATAGCTCCAAAATGTTTGTCATTGTGGTAAAAATCTTTTACACCATGAAATCCTGTTTGTAGTACGCTATTGCCATCGACAATTAATGTCTTTAACATGTTTTTTTATTAAATGATTAAACACTATTTTTCTATTTCCATTAACTCAACTTTAAAGTTAAGTTCTTCCCCAGCTAGTGGGTGATTTAAGTCTAGAATTACTTTCTTTTCTTGTAGTTCTTTAACTTTTGCTAAGATTGGTCTTCCGTCAATTGTTTGCCCTTGAACTGTTTCACCAATTTCTGGATTAAAATCAGGTGGAAGAGACTCCTTTGGTATTTCCGTTTGAGCTTCTTCTTTTCTAAGACCATAAGCTTCTTCTGGTTTTAAGTGTAGGTCTTTAGTTTCTCCAACTTCCATACCAATAACACCCTCATCAAATCCTTTTATCATTTGACCGGAACCCACTTCAAATTCTAATACTTGTCCTCTATCATAAGAACTGTCAAATTTATTACCGTCATTTAAAGTACCAGTATAATGTACTTTAACTTTACTACCTTTTTCTACTTTTGCCATTTTTTTTAATTTAAAATATTTCACCAGTCTCTTCAACTGCTAAGTTATAATCACCATCAGAACCTATAATATCTTTCCAATATTCAGAATTTTCAGACTTATATCCTTCTATTGATTTTTTTTCTTCTCCAGCGTCCTTTCCTTTAAGGAAACCATGAGGTGTTACTAATATTTTGCCGTCCTCGTAACCTAAACCATTAACATGATTTTTCATAATTGAGATTTTAGTACGGGTCGCAAATTTTACTTTTCTTTTATCTTTTGTTGCTGTTATTTTAGAAGTCCCAGCGTTCTTCTGATTACCAAATAAAAATACAATGGTTGAATTTAACCATAGTGATTCTCCACCTTTAGCCTTAATTTTTGGTTGTGAAAAAGGGTTGTCTGGTAACTCTACCCAGGGTTGGTTAACTGTCACTAATGTATTTAAATATTTAGAATTGGTATTCCTAGAACCTGTAATTCTTTGGTTAATTCCCATACCAATTTTATCCGATAGAACACTAGCGTTGTGTTGTTTACCACCTTTACCATCAAAGGTCATTTTACACGGAACAGAACCTACTGAATCCCATAAAAGAACTAAATCATATTCTAGTTCACCTTTTTCTTGAGCATCTAATAATTCATTGATGTAATCTGTAATTTGTTCTATATATTCAAATCCATTGTTAAATAAGAAAAATCCGTCCCAGTCACCGTCTTTATCTTTTTCACATTCTAAACCCATAAGTTTAGCGTGGTCAAAGTCCCATTTTTGTTCAGTAATAATAAACACAGGTAAAATACCTTTTTTCTGTGCATCTACAGCTGTTTTAACTAAAGCGGTAGTCTTACCAGTATCACTGTGTCCCAAAAGCATATTAATATGTCCCATGGCTGGTCCTGGTAGTCCTGTAGCGTCTAGAAACGCTTCCCCCAAATCAAAAAATCTATCTGGTTTGAAGGAAGCTTTTTTAGAGAACTTACTTTTAATGTCTTTAAAACTTTTTTTCTTTATTGCCATTATATTATTTTATTAAAATGGTAAATCAGTATCTGTTTCTTGACCAGCTTGTGGGTCAACAGGTTTTTCACTATTAGTGTTAGAAGAGGTAGTAGTACCCATGTCTATACTAGTTTCACTATCACCGTAAACATATTTTTTAAGGTCCGTGTCCCAAACTGGTGTTTCTCCTCTTGAGACAGCTTCTAAATATTCTACAGGTTTTTGAGAATAAACATCTTTGTATGTTTCAGTATTGCCAACCCATTCTTTCACTTGTGATTCGTCATTAGATAACAAAGAGGGGTCTTCAGCTAAAACCATAGAAACCACAGTATAGTTTCCTTTACCACTAGGTAGTGGAACTGATTTTAACATTAGGGTTAAATCTCTACCTTCTTTAGGGTTTGTAATATCCCCTCTCTTTTGAAATATCGGAATGATTTTATCCATAATTCCATCACCTTTATAGTTCCATTTAAATCTCCAAAACTTTACACCGTCATCTTCCGCGTCACGGTCAATAACTTTTACAATATAAAATTTCTTAGAACGATATTGTCTAGCGATTTCTTTATCTTTTTGATTACCTGTAAGTTTTAAAGCTTCTTCAACTTCATTTAAAGGGCTTCTTTCACCTGTTGGTGAACCGTCCCCGTTTTTTCCTGGGTCCATTAATTTAACCCATTTACCATCTACTTGTACTTCATGAAAGTACACTTCTTTAAATGGTGAACTACCGTCACTGGTAGGTAGAATTCTAATATTTGCTTCACCTTCTTTTTCTCCTTGTGGTAAGTAAGTAGCAAAATATTTTTTAAGTCTGTCTTCTCTACTAATATTATTTTTTGGACTGTTGTTTTGAACTTGTCCTTGTTCGTACTGTTTTAAAACTGCGTCTAAACTACTCATTTGTTATTATTTTTTTAATTAATTAAAATGTTTATATGTGAAAATATAACACATAAAAAAGGGGAAGTCAATGACCTTCCCCTAAATTTATACTATTAATTTAAATTAATTTTATTCTTCTTCTGGACTGTAAACCCAACTATTTTTTATATCTCCTTCACTATAGTCACTAACCTCTTCACCGTTTAAGACATATTCGTGTTTGTCTTTTTGTTGTTTTAATTTTTCACCTTTTTCTTCCCAATAACTTTTAGGTGATTGGTTAAAAGGTCCACTATCTAAGTATCTAAGCTCTAATTTTTCTACTGGAGTTTGTGGTCTATATTTTTCAAATTTATCCTCTAAATTATCTACAGCTGAAATAATTTTATCCATGTTATTAAGTTTAGCTTCTAAGTCATCTAATTTATCAATTAATGAATTTAAATTTTCACTTTGTTTACTTATTGTAGTTTCTAGTTCATCAGTTTTTTCACCAGTTTCTTTAGTCATATTAACTATGTCTGTAACTTCTAATTCTTCTGTATTGTCTGAGGTTTCTGTTTCTAAACTAGAATCTTCAGTATCACCAGTATCTGCAGTGTCGGTAGTATCTGTAGTGTCGGTAGTATCTTCCCCACCTAAATCGTCAGTAACTTCGTCACCACCAAGGTCTAAATCTGCTAAAGGGTCTTCGTCTCCTCCCCCTTCTTCTTCATCCTCCGTTGGTTCCTGTTCCATCAATGAAACATTCTGACTACTTAAACCCATAAATTGTTCATTTACATAATCACCAATTTGATTAAATCTCTTTAATTCTTCAGATAAAATACTTTCTATTAATTGCTTTTTCCTCATCTTATTTGGATTTTTATCCCATTAATAAACTTCTTCCGTCCTCTGTGATAACTTTTTTATTTACCCTTTCGATAAGTCCGTCTTTAGTTTTAATTGTTTTACACTCTCCAGTTTTTGTATCACAAACTTCTTCAAAACCCTCTTCTTCTATCTTAAGATTTCTATTATTTGTGTTTTTATTTCCTAAAAAGTTGTCTAAATTTTTTTCTATATTTTTCATAATATATTTCTTTTGTATATAAATAGTTAGTTTTTAAAGAAATGACTTAATTAAAAAACTAACTAAGCGTAATCATTCCCAACGGGCCCTGGGTCTCCCACGATATCGTCATTCGGTGGTGTAATTATTTGAGTGTTACTAGAAGTGACGGGTGGATTTGATAACCCTGAAGCTAAATCATCAGTACTATAAGGACTAGGAACTACTTTAAATCCTTTATTTCGTAATACATTATTTAATATAGCTTGATTCATATTAGAAATACCTTTTATATTACTGTTTTCTATTTCTTCAAAAATTTGAGCTAGTTTTTTTCTTAAGTTATTACCTAAAGTACCACTTAAAGCTTCTTGACTTCTAAAACATGGGCATCTTTTATTTGAAAAGTCGTTATGTCCTTTAACAACTTGTTTCCACATACTAACAGTAACACCTTTTTCTTTGTTATTAGTAACCTTAGGGTCGTTCACCGTCACATCAATTGGGTTTATTCTTAATCTCATATTCTCATGAGCGGGTATGTCGTCATAATTTTGTTGTGAAAATGTTAGGTTTGGTTCTAATTCAAATATTTGGGTACCAAATAATAAATAAAGTACTGTCCATTCTAATGTATTTTTTTGTGCTGTAGTTGCGTACGTTCCACTACTATCATAAGAACCAATTTTTTGACAATCTGCAATCATAGAAACAGATATAGACTCTTGATTATGTCCTTGGACATGTGCACCGTCTTTATTTTCAGGTCTAGCTCCATATAGAGTACCATCTGGTTCATTGTCTCCACCGGCAGCTCCTCTAGAAATTAAATAATGATACCCTATTCCTGCCCAACCTCTATTTAAATGTTGTGAATTTATATTACCGACAGGGTCTGAACCATAATTTATTCCACCAGTAACATGGATAACCACATATTTTCTAGTTTTACTTCTACCTGGAAAATATATTTTATTATTTTTCACATTTTCATATTCAGCTCTACCTTCTACGTTAAACCCACCTTCTTCAGCTACCTTTACTTCAGTTTCTTGTTTTTTCTTTACTCTACTTATTAATTTTTTATTAAGTTTAGCGACTACGTTTTGGATATCTGGTAATTTATGGAATGGAACTCTAACTCCAGTAAAAGTTGTTGTCATTGTATTTGGTTGTATCGTATGTTCAACATCCAAAATTAAATAAGGTCCATTAAACATAGGTACATTTCTTAATGTAAAGTACATTGTAGGTTGTATACATACGTTACCTAAAGAGGTTACTTTACAGGTATATGAACGTGATTTATATATATTAAAAAGACTTAAACCTTGAGTCATAATACTATTATCATTAGCAGATTGTGCCATCATTTCTGTAACAACAAAAGATTCACTAGTATTTTTAAATTGACTTTGGTCTAAACTTATACCTTTAAACATTCCCTGAGATTGAATTGCAAAATCTACTGCAAAAGACATAACTTTATTACATCTGGCTGGGTCATTACAATTACTAAATAATGGATTTTCAGAAGTCCTACCCAGCATAAATGAGTCATTATTAAATCTTGATTGGGGTCCTAGGTCGGACAATTGGGTTGATGGTGGTCCTACATATTGACAAACAAACTTTGGGGAAGAGTCTAGGAAATCAACTTCTAAATGGGTACCGAATAGTGCATTAGCTTCATCTTGTGTACTAAATTTAGGAATAGGTGTGTTACTATTAGAAGCTATACCATAAAAATTAATATAACTAGGCATTCCATAAAAATTAAAATAATTACCTTGTAATAAAGTACCTATAATAGTTAATAGGGAAGCGTTCGCATTTTGAGGGTTAGTAAAGTTTTTAATTGCGTCTGTATCTAATATAGCTAAATCTCCAATATCTCTATTTGCAACGTCTAAAAATAAAAAATCTTTAAATATAAACTTTGAACCAAAATCTTCTCCAGATATCCATTTATCGTTTAGTGTTTTAAAAACCATGTACTGTTCCAATTTGTTTTCATCCGATTGATAAGCAGACTGATTTTGAAATTCTTCTACTTCACCAGAAACAGTAGTGGGTAAATCTTTTTTTAATCTTAGAAAAAGTTGCGTTAGGTACTCACTTTTTAAATTACTATAATTGTCGATAATTTGATTAAATATTTTACCTTTAAATTCTGTTACGTCAACTGGTTGGTTGGGTCCTGAAACAATCCTTTCAGTTACATACATTCTTATAACTTTACGTAATAATTTTATGTTAGAAGAGGTGAAAGCTATATTATTTTCTATGAAGAAATCAGTAACATAATTACCCAAATCTCCATATATTAAATCTGTTGTTTGGCCAGACAAGACTGGTGAATAAAACCCTACCTCCAATTGTAGTGTTTTCCATTCGTCTGGAAAACTCGTTTGGGAATCTAGAAGGGTAAGATTAGGTGGTAGGTTTCCACTATAGTTACCAAAATCATAATAATCAGCACCGTCCAATTGTAAAAATGATTTGAATGATTTAATGTTAACATCTTTAGGGTTATAAAAATTAAAGGACAGTTGTCCACCCAAAAAGTTTTTCATTATCTGACTTATATTATTAAGTTGTGCCGTATATAAATCATAATTTAAATACTTTACATTAGACATCATACTTTCATCTAATTGTGATTTTTTTACTTTCATCATTTCTCTGAATAGACTCTGAAAAGTAGTTTCTACATTTCCTAATATAGTTGAAGTTGTAGCTGTTGTGTTATATATGTCGTCTTGGGTGTCTTTTTTAGTAAAGTCCAAAAAGTATCTTTCAAACACATCTAAAATATCTGGAGTGAAAACATCAAATAACTCCTCTATACTAGCATAGTTACTAGAATCTGTTATTGTGAAAACTGTTTGTTCGTCTATATTTGGGTCTATAACCTTTAGATACTGATTTGGGTTAGGTAGTGTGTTTGTGTTGTGTTCAAAAAATCCATATCCCGCAGCTCCCCACATAAATCTAGTAGACCCGTTTGGTCCAATAGGATTATTAATTAAATTATTGATGTTTTGTTCTTCAAATTCTAATTGTTGGTATTCTAATCCTCCACAAGATGGAAACAGTAGGTATTCGGTTTCTGTATATCCCGAACTAAAAGAACTTCTGTTTATATCTAAATAGGAATACCAGAAATTACAAGTAGTTTCACCTGAAGGGGAAGAAAAAGATAAACTTTCTAATTGGTTTATAAATAAATCTTTATTATCTATTTTAAGGTTTATCTCACTAGAAGATATGTCGGCACCTGTTATATTTAAACTATTATATAATAGTTCCTCACCAGTAATAAAATAATAAATATAATTATTTAATTCTGGGTAGAACCCTAAATTAATTGTGTTTTGATTTTGTCCATTATTGTATTGTGCAGCAAAATCAATAGGCACTATAGTAGTACCTGAGGTTGTTGCACTTATTCCAATATTTAAATTATAAATGTGATTTGTACCATTAGAATTATTAAAATACTCAGCAGAATCAAAATTTTCCCAAACGGATGATAAAAAATCTGTACCGTTCTCTATGTTTTCTTTATAACGATGCCATATACTTCCATATTTTAATATCCACGCATATGGTAAACTATGGACCGCAGAAACCTGGTTTAATATTTTACCTAAATAGTCCCCATAAACGTTAACATAATCTTGTTCTACTTTTAAACTTTTCTCTCTAAGGGTAGGGAGTGGCAACGAATTTAAAAATAAATAAGCTGCTGCTTTATAAACATGTTCATCACCAATATTATTAGTGTCTAAGGTTATTTGATTTTTTATTCCTTGTACAAAAGCGTTTGTAAAATAAGGTGTGTTTAATAGTGAAGTTATTTGTTTATTGTAAGTATTACCACTGTAGTTATCACCATAGTTAATTTCACCTTCGGTTAATAAAAAGTTACTATTTTTAGGGTAGGTATTTGTTATATTTTCAAAATATGTTTTCCAACTAAGCGCTTGATTTTGTAGATTACCTTCTCTCAATAATTTAACGTTAATCAGTTGTGTAAGTGTTCTATAAGACCAGTTACCATCAGTATAAAATTGTATGTTAGGTATGATTCCTGATAACGTTTGGTTAGGTATGTCTGAAGAATACGTTTGTTGATTTGGTAGATACACTACTCCGTCAGCAATATGGTTTAAATTTTCATATGACGCGATACTTTGTCCCCCAGCTAAGTTATTAGAAACCCAACTATTGTTAGGATTACCATCAAAATGTGAAAAAGGATAAGTCTCTATTATATTAGGGATAGCAGGTTGTATTAGAGCTTCTTTTAAAAATCCAACAGAATCATCCACATTAATTTCGTTTAACTGATAATTTAAACCGTTAAATTTAACTTTGCTCATTATAGCAAACCTATTATCGTTAATTTTAGTTCTGATATATTCTGTACTGTATTCATCCCTAACTAAAAGTTGATAATTATTTAATGGAGATATGGCTTGTAAAAATTCTCGAAATGAGGTTGCTGTGTAGTTTTGGTTTTTAAGTTGTTCACTTAGTGAAAAATCACCAACTAAAATATCGGTAAGGTTAGCTGATTCTAAATTACCAAAAGATTTATATGTTGTTCTTGCATTTTTAAATTCTAATCTAGTAGCTAACCCAGAAAAGTTAGTAAAAATAGTACTTCTATCCCACATTTCGTATAAAAATGGAACTTTACTTTTATTAGTATATACTGTTTGTTCATCTATGAAAAAAGAAGTTACTGGTAACCAGGGTTCTCCCACATTGTCTGTAAAAAAATCAGGTTTACTGTCTCCTTT